TTTGCAAAGAGGTCGGGAGGTTATTGGAACGGAATGACTATATTGACGACCCCGACATTGTAAGGGCTTACGAGTCGGCCCTTGCCTCCCTTCGTAAGGTTGAAGGTGAATAATGGATATGAAAGACTGCCACCGCTGTCCTATATGTAACACGACCTGGCCGGAGAGCAAATTGAACAGCCAGGGGATATGCCCCTATTGCCGCGGGGAGGAGGACCGGCCGATGGAGGCCCAGCCTGCGCCTACGCCCAAGGTAGAGCCAGGGGCGAGAGTTATGCAATTAAATTTATTTGAGAAGGAGCCAGAATGAGCGGAGAACGATGCGCATACGCGCTATACACCGAGAACAGGCCGGACATGGGTCCAAGCGTCGTCGTCAGGCTAAATCTGCGAATGGCCCAGCTTGTGGCGGATGCGCTGGAGATCATCAATCCCGAAGAAGAGATCAACGAGCGGGACGCGAGAGAGCTCGCCGGGGACATCAGAAAAGCGATGGGAGGTTGACCATGGACAAACGAATCAAAATCCGTTACGAAGGTAAGCGTGGGTGTGGATACCGGAAGAAGGAAGCGCTCTATATCGTCAATTTCGATGGAGCCATGGCCCCCTGCGGGAAGATGCCCGTGGCCCTGGACGTCTGCCCGGCCTGCGGCGAAGGGATCAAGCCTGCGCGAGCCGTCTGGACATGGGTTGACGGTGATGTGCTTCTCAAGGAAGCGATTATGAAGACCTGTAGCTTGAAGGTCTGCCCGTCCTCCTGTCCGCTGTCGGCCAAGGCATTGGTCGGCGGCGAGAAGTTCGGCCAGGTGGGGCTGACCTGGATCGGAGAGAGGCATTATCCCACGCCGGCCGATTTCATGCGCGAAGCGGCGGCAATGGGAATCTCCAGGCGGATCAAGACGATCCCCAAAGGCTTCGCTCTTGGCAAGACCTGGGCGCTCCTGGCCCACAGGCTGACGATCCCGGCCACGGAGAAGGGCAAGGAGGCCACAGCGGGGATATTCTTCATGTACCAGCCGACCGCGATCGAGTACGTCTGCAAGGGCACCGAGACGAAGGAAGAGATCGACGCCCTGATCAAGCGGGGCCTGACGCCGATCCTGGTCGAGAATCCGCCGAAGGAAGCGCCGCCCGAGGAAAAGGAGTGGATTTGAGCTACTTCATCATCCTGGCAATTATGGGGATTGCGCTGGCCCTACTCTCCCCCAAGAGGACCAGGCTCGCCAAGCGAAACGGTCATCATTTGGGAAAAACCGACGATCGTGCAATAATGGAGAAGAAAGATGCGTAAAGTAAATTGGGATGTTGCGATCAGGCTAGGCGGCTGGGGCGTCATGCTCCTGGCCGTCGGTTTCTTTTGGGCCTGGATCATAAGTCTAATTTTCTAGGAGGATAAATGGCAGAAGAAAAGACCGCACAATTGGTCAAAATGTCGTCCGGGGATGTCGTTGAGCTCTCGCGAAACGTGCCCGGAATGATGGAGCTCGCCAGGGCTCTTTTCAAGTCCGGGATGTTCCCCGAGATCCAAAACGAGTTCCAAGTCCTGGTCAAGATCGAGTATGGCCGGGAGCTCGGGATTCAGCCGCTCCAGGCGCTCCAGACGATCGACGTCATCAAGGGGCACCTGGCAATCAGGTCACAGCTTATGCTCGCCCTTTTCCAGCAACGCGGGGGAAGGATCAAGATCACGCAGAAGGACAAACAGGGGAGCATCGTCGTCTTCTCAATAGGCGACCGCGAGCCCCTTACGGATCAATTCATGTGGGAAGACGTGGTCCGGGCCGGACTCGCCGGGAAGGATACCTACAAAAACTATCCGACCGACATGATGTATGCTCGTTGCATATCCCGTGGTATCAAAGCATACGATCCGGCGTCTGTCCTGGGCCTGGTGTCCGTCGAAGAAGCGATCGACCTGGAGCCCGTCGCGGGGACGGCACCGGCCGCGATCGAAGTCAAGACCTACGCCCTGCCGACCGGTGAGCCCAAGCCCGAGAAGCCGGAGAAACCAAAGAAGGCCAAGAAGGAAGAGCCCCCGATCGAGCAGACGAAAGCCGAGCCTCCGGCCGCGGCGGGGCCCGAGAAGCCTGCCGAGAAAGCCCAGGCACCCAAGCCTGAGGACGTCGAGCCCGAGATCGTCAAACCCATGCTTTCGGCAGATGCCGAGCCCCACCCGATGATCGTTGAGCTCTTGGAAAAGATCTCCAAGAAATTCAGCCGGCCGGATCTCCAGGCGAAGCTGATCGCCAAGACCGAAGGCAAGTACCAGGTCAAGATCAAGAATTTCCCCGCAGACCTGACCGAAGATCAAGCATGGTGGGTCGTCGGGGTGCTTGACAACACCTGGCAGAGAGAAGAGGCGCTCCTGTGCCAACGGTAGCTGACAATCTTCAATTGGCCCTGGATAAAGCGGACGAGGATTTCTCTCCGCCCAGGCAGATCGACAAATCCGTCAACCGGGCGTCCTCCGCTGGCTGGCTCTATGATTGCCAGAGGCACCTGGTCCTCATGCGGCTGGCACCGGAGAAGGAGATCGTCGGCAAGGATCAGCGGCGCAGGTTCGCCGAAGGCGCCAAACAAGAGATTCTCATGCGGGACGATTTCAGGAGAGCCGGGGTGAATATTCTGCCCATGAAACCGAAGGGCAGGGTCATCCAGGGCCCAGAGATAAAGTTTGAGCCTGACGACCTTTTCGAGATCAACGGAGTGAGCCCGATCCCCGTCGATTACAAAAGCTGCTCGTCTGCCATCTTCCGCGAGATCAAGAGATACGAAGTCGGCTCAGACCTGAAACGCTCCCGGCTGACCTGGATCAGGCACTACCCAGTCCAGATGAACATTTATTGCGCCGGTTGGGGCGCGACCTACGGGCTCATGCCGTTCAAGGACAAGGAGAGCGGGGAAAAGAAGATCATCGAATGCCCGTACAACTCCGGCGACTATTCCTTCGTTGCCGATGGGTTCACGGAGATCAACCGGATGGTCGAGAAAGAGGACGTACCGGCCGTCATCAACAACAATGCGGTTTGCTCGTTCTGCGGATTCCGCGACCATTGCTATCCAGAAGAGAAGCCGAAGGCCGCGGTATCGAAGATCCAGGATCATGAGCTCGCCATGAAGGTTCTGTCTTTGCTTGAGCGGCGTCAGGCCATGCTCTCCTCGGGGATCAAGCAGGCGGCGAAGGAGCTCGAAGAGACCGAGGACGAGATCAAGGGCGAGATCCGGGCCCTAGGCGAAGTCGTCGAGATCGGAGACTACCGCGTGACCTGCCAGAAATCGACTAGGACCGAATACGAGATCCCGGACGACGTGAAGAAGCAGTACAAGAAGATCGTCGATTCCTGGAAGCCGATCAAAATAGAATTCTTTGGAGGTCCACTATGATGCTATTTCTCATGAACAGGCACCTTGTCTTTCTCAATTGGCGGTTCCCGTTTATCCACATCAGGTTCAGGCACTTGATCCAGAAGGGAAGGCCCCATGGCCTATGAACAGGATGCCGGGATCGATTATTCAAAGCTGATCTGTCCTCTCTCGATGGCGGCCCCCCAGCCCAGCTATTGCCAGACGACGGCCTGCGGCGCCTGGGTCCAGAAACCAAGCAAAAGGGGCGGCCAGATCCGCGTCTGCGTCATCATAACATTCTTCAATAGGGTCGGCCTTCATATCGGGAATATCGGAGAATACTTCAATGACTTGAATTGGGCCAAAAAGAAAAAGGACGGGGACAGGCCCCGAAGGAGAGAGCCAGAAGATGACCAAAAAAGGGACGAGCCGGATTATCTTTAGCCTTTTTTTCGTCCTCGTCTTTTCTGCGATCGCAGGAGGACAAGATTACATCACGACATCCTATTACGGGCCGGGCTTCCATGGCCGGCAGACGGCCAACAGGGAAGTCTTCGATATGTATAGCCTCACCTGTGCCAGCAGGACGCTGGCCTTCGACACCTGGATCGAGATCCAATGCGACAAGACGATGCGGTCGATCATTGCGCGAGTTAACGATCGAGGCCCTTTTTGGCCCGGGCGGGATCTCGATGTCAGCTACGCGGTTGCTTACCACCTGGGAATTCTTGAGATTGGCGTCGCGGATGTCAGGATCAGGGAGATCAAATTCTCGAAAGGAGCCATGCTATGCCTCGAACGCCTGATGGGAAATGGGTCGATAAAAACGGCCGACAGTTCACGATGCACGATTGCGTTCGTGCTCTTCATGCAGGGATTACTCGGCTCACCTGGGAAGTGAATTTCGGCGAGAAGACAAAAGACGATCCCCGCAAGAAGGCTAACTACCTTCGCGACATCGAGATCCTGGAGGTCATCCAGGACAGCTTCAAATCTTCCGCCAAGAAATTCGTCGAGAGCCAGAAGCAGGCCGTCAAGTTAAAGATCCCGGGCGGTGGCGACAATTGACCGATCCCCCGGCGACCCGAACGAGGAGGAAAGATGAATTTTCTGACGCCCTGTAAAGCTATGCGAGCGAAATGCCTGGATTGTAGTGCGGGATCATACAACGAAGTGAAGCTCTGCCCGATGGACGATTGCCCGTTATACCCATATCGTTTTGGGCACCGCCCTGCCCGGAGTACCCCCGGCCCCCCAAAAGTCAAAAACCCCCGTCCCACGACGGGACTTTTCGCCAAAAAGGGCCATTCTGCGATCGATCAGGGGCCCCGTTGATCAACAGGAGCGTGATGGCCATCGACCCCGGCGTCAGCACGGGCTGGGCCTTCAAGCCGGCGAATTCCGAAGAAGAGGTCATCATCGGGACGCAGCACTTCCCGATCGTCCGCGGTGAGAGCCGGGGGATGCGCTTCATCCGCTTCCAGGGCTGGCTCTCAACGTTCATTGTCGGCAACCAGCCGGGCCTGGTCCTTTATGAAAAGGCGCATTTCCGGGGCGGTGCCACGACCGAGATCCTGGTCGGCATGACGGCCCTGATCGAGACGGTCTGCTCGGTCAATCGGATCGAATACGGACACGCCCGATCCGACGAGATCAAAAAGATCATCTTGGGCAAGAGCGTTGCCACGAAGGAAGAAATGGGCCACGCGGCCCAAATGATGTTTGGTCCGATCGACATCGAAGACGAGCACCAGGCAGACGCGCTCTGTCTCCTGGGCTATGCGATCAGGAAAAATATGCTGACGATTGTGGAGTTCGTATAGCCAGGAACAACGGGAGTACGAGGCCGAGGATTGACGAAGGAGTCCCCCCATGCCGAATGAAGTGAAGGACTTGCTTGATTTGCTTAACGCTGTGACCCCCGACCCGCTGACGGGGTTGACTACGATTATTATGCACTTTTCGACACTTGACCGCCTCCGCGCCCTTGTAAACCACGCCGAGGACTACGCGCGGCTGATCAAGGCGGCGAGAGATGTTGAGGAGAGCGGGATCAATTTTACGTATCCGCGTTTTTACGAAATTCAGGTAGATAAATCGGTATGGAATGAGTTGAAAAGCGCCCTTGCGCGGGTAGAGGAGGAAACATGAAAACCGTCCGTGACATCCTGATAGCCGAGTTGAAAAGAATGGAGGCCGACGGGCTGATTGCCCCCAGGGAGTTGTGTGTATGTGGGATGAACCGTCCCGACGTGATGCTTGGCGAGGGTGATGATTGCTTTAGTTGCGTCCCCGCGAAACTGAAGGACGGCATCTACGTCCCAATGGAGGAAACATGAAAACCGTCCGTGACATCCTGATAGCCGAGTTGAAGCGCATGGGGGCCGACGGGCTGTGTGGCGAAAATTGCGGTTGTTCTATGGATGATCTGCCGTGCGCCTTTGAGAACGACATCACCGAATGTGAACCGGCCAGAAGAAAAATCGCCACCGCCGAGGATGTTCGCGTGGACGCAGACTTTTCGATAGGCGATGAAATCTACGTCCCAATGGAGGAAACATGACACCCGAAAAGTTGGCTGAAAGGTTGACGGTTTGGAAAATGCTTATCCATGAGGGCGTCTGGACCGACGAGGACGCCGAAGCCCTGGACCAGTTGCGGGCGATGCTCAAGGAGCCGACGAGTCTCGTCGGGCATAACGAGCAGGTTGACCTAGACGGAAATATCTATCGACATGGAGGAAACATGACACCCGAAAAGTTGAGGGAATGGCTGGTTGGAATTGAGAAGGACTTCGCTTGGTCTATCGGGAAAAGGGACATGGAAGCCCTCGCCCAACTTCGCGCCATGCTGGATGCGCGGGACATCAGGGACATAAAAGAAAAAATTGATGACGACGACATCGAAGACGCCCTTGAAGCCCTGTGGAAAATAACCGGTTATCTAATGGTCCTGGGTCGTCCCATCAAAGAGTGGCTTGTGGCCTTCCTCCGCTCCAAAGGAATCACGGTGACGCCATGACCAAGGCAAGCAAGCCCAAGGGAGTCAAGGAAGGAAAGCCGGGGGTGTTTAATGTAGCCATTAATGCCCTGGCGGATTTTAGGATCGGCCTAGCCGATGACGGCCCGCAGAAAGGTTGGACCGCCGAGATCAACAAGGCCATCGCCGTCCTCGAAGCGGCGGGGGAGGTACATCCTTGGGAAGACATGGACAGGACGTGCGACATGTCCGCATCGGATACGCGCCGTATCGCAAGGGCCATCTACGAGGCTCACCGTGACCGCTAGGCACTACCTTGCGCTGGCATGGGGCGTACTGGCCGCGAAGGGGATGGCGTGAAACTCATCCTCGGCGACTGTCTCGAAGTTATGAAAACGCTTCCCGACAAGTCCGTTGATGCCGTGATAACGGACCCGCCGTATCCAAAAGAATTTGAATATCTATACGGGGAGATGGCAAAAGAGGCTAAGCGTGTTTTGAGAATCGGGGGGAGCCTGTTGACGCTATGCGGTCATTCGCAACTGCCGCGAGTATTGAATGATATTAGCGAACATCTGAAATACCGCTGGATTATTCGCTATAACCACAAATCCTATGCGCGACTTTCAATGGGGATTTTGGCAACGTGGAAGCCCGCCCTATGGTTTGTAAATGAAAAGTTGTCTCCGCGTTATTGTATCGCAGATATGATAGACGGCTCACCGCGTAGCAAAAATTCGGGGCACCCCTGGGAGCAAGGATTAGATTATTCAGAATGGGGGATAAAAAATCTCACCCGCGAGGGTCAAACGGCCCTCGACCCCTTCATGGGTTCGGGCACAACGGGCGTCGCTTGTGTCCAAACGGGCCGCGACTTCATCGGCATAGAGATTGACCCCGGATACTTCGCCATAGCAGAGAGACGGATAAAAGACGCGCAGGCCCAAGGGAAACTAATCATGGAGGCTTTAGCATGACAGGCAAATCATCAATCATCCTGGCCTTCGCGGTACTGGCCGCGCTCACGGTCGGGCCAAGGAGAGAAGTGTGAATAAAAAAAGGTCTTTCATCCAAAAGGCTTTAGTAAGCCTCGCGGGCTGGTCGGGCCGGCGCCAGAACAGAAACTTCAAATGGCTACGGGACAAGGCCATTGCGTTTGACCTTCTGATGGGAATGACGGAAGAGAGCCTCGCCCGGATCTATAAGGTCTCGATCGACACGGTCAGGCGTGCTAAGCGAAGGGCTCCCAAGAGCAACTACATTCGCGTCCAGCAATATCTCACGCAGGCTACTTTGAAAGCAGAAAAATGGCGCCAGCCACAGCTAAGCCTGCCAGACCCAGCTTCCCTACCGTTGCCTGGAAGCGAAGCAGACCATTCTCCTTCTGGAGAGCCTTTATAAAATCCTTGGATGCTTGGTTGCCGTCCTTCTCTGCCTGCCATCCTCCGATCGCCTTATCGTAGTCCAGCTTGAGGGTCGCGTAGGCCCTGTCCTTGACCTCGATCACCTGGTTCAAAGAAACGATCTGTTTCCTATACTCGCCGATCTCGGTTTCCCTGAGCAGGTCCTTGGTCTTCATGACCGCTACCGCTTCGTGCAATAGGCCGTTCTCTTCCTCGACGGTCTTGGCGTCTTCGATCTTCTCTTCCAGGCCGGCGATGACCGTGTTCGTTGAATCGATCTCGCCGTGGTAGCCCTCGATCACTCTGTCGCGGTTAGAGATTTCTTCCTGGAGCTCGGCAACCTGAGCTTTGGTTTTTGCCTCTGCGGCGGAAAGGCCCGTTTGAAGATCCTTGATAGTATAGCCGAGATCCTCGACCTTTTTCTGGGCGGCGTCATATTGACCATGCCAATACTCCGATCGACGACAGGACTTGAGGAAGAAAAAGAGGAAGACCAGGACCGCGGCTGCGGCCGTGATCTTAGCCCAAGGGGGAATGGACCTTAGGCTGATCGCCATTTGAGTTCTCCTGTCCGTTTTTTTTGTTTGCGAAGATCCCCGTGATGCCCTGAACGCCGCGGACGGCAAGAAGGGCGATCGCGATGTCGCGGATCGCCTTGATGGCCGCGATGATGACTTCGGGCGTGAGTTCCTTCGCCGTCCTGGCTAGGATGATGAGGATCAAAATCGCGCCGGCGGCGAAGACGAAAGAGATAAGTTTTTGCGAAGTCATCTTGTAAAGGAGCCGGATCGAGCAATCCTTCGGGCCCCATTTTATTTTCGCGGCACCAGGTTTCTTACTCACAATTCTTTTCCTTCGTCCAGAGATTGATATATTCACGTTTCACCCGTAAAACGTAATCCCAGTTCCGCAAAAGACCTTCTGGGCCGGGATTTCCAGCGCTCCCCCCATTATACCGGGCCAAGACGACTTCGTTCGGCCAGCAGCGCCAGAAAGGCTTGGGCACAAGCTGTTCGCGGAGTTGGACCAGGAGCTTGCCGGCGAGCTCGACGTTATAGACCGGATTGTAGAGATCCACCCCGGGGCCGCGGAAGCCAAGGTTCCAAGCTGTGCTGAACATGACCTGCATTAAGCCGTAAGACGCGCTCACTTCTTTCGGGTCGCGGTCCTTCAGGTCTGGAAATTTGGAGCCATACTTTTCCCAAAATTCTTTTTCGTACCTATAGGCCATCGGGTCCATGGATGATTCGACCATTGCGATCGCTTTCAGTAAAAGTTTTTCTACCTGGAATTTCTTCGACACCATGCAGAAGACCTTGTCCAGGTCGATCGACCCGTTACTCATGTATAAGTTCCTCCTTTTTTATGGTGACTTGTAACCTAGCCTCGTCTTTGCCTTTGCCGAGACCTGGTCCTTTATTTGCCTTGCTATATATTCCAACGTCTTTCTTTTATTTTCGTCATCCATACCGGCCCAGTTCGGCCTTGACATGGCCCTTCCAAAACCCGCCGAGATTTCGGACTTGGCTGTCGCCGAGAGTTTGTCGTATTCGCCTGGCGGGATCTTGTCTTTCCCGGCGGGTTTCGACAGGTAATCCATGGAAAGTCTGAGCCTATCGAGTTCCCGGCCAGTTGAATCCTTGGGATTATTCAGGCCGTAGGTTTGGATCCCGACCCCCATTGCGCTTAGGGCGGTCATGCCCATTATTTTCAATACGCTCATAGGGACTAAATCGGGATTGTCCTTGGCGACATCCAGGAAGTCCTGCGTGACCATGGGCACAAATCTCTTTGCTATCTCTGCATCTGCCTTAAATTCTTTCCCGCCGAACCCTTTTCCCCTCATCAGACCCAGGACGAAAGAAGGCCATGGCGCTAACTTGGATTCCGCCGCCCTTCCCACTATATCAAGACGATTCGTTGATCTGTATCCCTCGCCCAGGGTCGCAACTTTTCCCGTTGTTGAGCTTACCGTCTCGCCTGACCATAGCCGACCCACGAGCGTTGCCAACTGTTGAAGTCCTCCCCAAATATCTATTCTTGTATTCCCCAAAATTATCTTTCCAAAATCGGAGCTTCTTGGGTCAAGGCCAACTGATACTCCGGCTAATTTCGCCAATCCTAAAACGGTCAGCCCCTGTCCCGTGAAGGCCAGGAGGGTCGTGACGGCTTCTCGTCTTGCAAATGGATCGAGCTTTATATAATAAGCGGGGTTTATAAGGCTCAATCGGGCCGACCAGTTTCGGGGCGAAAAGAATACGGTATTTAGGGCGACCGCCGCTCCCTCAAGTTTTCCGAGTCTTCCCCTAGCCGTATTAATATTCACGACCTTGGCTATGTCTTTTGCTAATTTTATATCGTCATATGGCTCACGGCCCAGATCCTCCGCTCGTTTTACAAGATAATCAAAAGCGTCAGCCCTCAACCTATTGGCAAATCCGGTAAAGGCCCGATTCGATGCGTGAACTATTTTTCCGGGGATATAAACTTTATTTAGTGCGGCCGCGATTTTGCCTTTTCCCGGTATCTTTTCTGCTATTGAGGATTGGTACGGCTCTTCTCTGACCCGGACGTTCTCGCCGATGTCCGTTAAGGCAACCCCCGCCTTCTTCATCAAATCGAACGTCGGCCTTGAGGCTATTTCAGCCTGGGACGCTTGGAATGCTTTCTCACTCGCAAGCCACTTAAATTGTTCGGGGAATGCTTTCCAGAATATTCCCGGATGCCTAGCCTCCATCAATATTCCTTGCCTTAATGAAAAGGAAACATCGCCAGCGGTCATATATGCCCTGGAAAGATTCAGCAAATCCAGCCCAACAGTCGTTATTCTCTTGAATAATGTCGGATCTTCCACCAGGGTCTTTGCGAATTCCGGGCCGAATACTTTTTCCAAAAGGATCGCCCTGCTTGGCGGGGGAATCTTCCCTTGCAATAAGTCCGAAAACGCCTCTCCGGCATTGATGGATTCAAACCCCTTAAGTTTCGGGCTGTCAATAATCATGTCGTGCAAATAGTCGAAGTCCCCCTGGGTTAATTTGCCCTTGAGCGGTTCCGTCCCGACTTCTGGATACTTCCCTTTCAATGCGCCTAACTGGGCATAAAACCCTTGCTCGCCGCCAACCCTTTTGCCGGCCGCAAGCGCCTCCCTTAATCTTCTGCCGGTTTCCTTTGATCTCAATATCTGCTGTTCTCTTCTTTTGGGTCTGGCCTCTTTGATGGCGTCCATGACCTTTTGAACGACAGGATCGACAGACGGATCGACCCCGATCTCTATGGGTGCGGTATCTGCTGGAGTGGCCCCGGCCGTTTCTTCCGGGACGGTTTCCGGGATTCCCGCCCTTTTAAGGGCTCGCTTTTCTTGAATGGCCTTAATCGTTCTCCGCACTTCTCCGACAAAGTCATATCCGCCGTAGAATTGCCTTAAATCCTCGCCTTGGGGGGCATTCATGTTCTTTAGGTCCGTGAGCAATCTCTTCAATACAGGATCGTCCTTGAGCAATGTCCAATTCTCGCTGACAATTTGGCGGATTCGTTCCCCTGTCATGCCCCGCTCTCGGGCCATCTCTTCATTGGTCTTGTTTTCAAGAATGGATCCCTCAAGTATCTTGATGTCCCTTGCCTCGTTTGGCCCCTCTTCTACATTTAGGCGAATTCGCTTTTTGATCCCATCGATCGTTGCCTGCCTCTCAAGATTAACCTCTGGCCCTTCGACCTTGCCTTGGAATTCGGCGGCCTCTAGCGGGATCGTTTCGTCGATCTGGATTTCTTTCTCGACCATCGTCGGGCGCTTTTTGGTCCACGGCCGCTTATCCGTCCAATACGTCAAGGCGATCGTCTTCCTCAGGTAATTCTCCAGCGGAATACCAAGGGCAGGATCGTATTTGCGAAGGGCTCGTTCAGCGAGTTCGGGCCGGTTTTCCACCGGGACGTTGATTTTGTCAAGGGTCTTCACAAGCTCTTCGTTGAAGCTGGTCGGCAATGGCGCGGACGGGAGTGCTTCATCGATCGTCCCCTGGCTTGGCTCCGGCTCGACGATTTCCTTTTGGACCGGCTTCATCCCAAGAAATTCCTGCTTCTGATAGCGGGGGAGGGGGACGTATTCGGCCTTCCCTTCTCCCGGCGCTTTCTTCTCGACGAGTTGCGCCCAGGCTTGGCCGTCAGCTTGAGGGCCGATCTTTATGTGCCATCCGTCATCGAAATATGGCTGCATCTTCGATCGAGCTTCATCGACATCGGCGAAATGCCTTACTTTGCGAACATCGAAGCCGGCTTGGGCATCGGTCTCCAACGGCACCTTCGTCTCAAAAAGCGTCGGCTGCTCCGTTCGATCCAGGACGGCCGCCTTTTTCGGCTGAACCTTCTCCGTTGCCGGAGCGAATTCCCCGCCGAAGAGAGGCTTCTGTTCCTTGACGGCCGAAGGAATTAGCTTTACCGCTCCCTTCTCCTCGAAGGCTTTGGCCTGTGCCTCTTCTTCTGCCTTGAGCTCGGCGGCGACCTTCGCCTCCGTGTCCGCCATGATCATCTCTTCCAATCCCGTCATCTCAGGGGTTATCCGCCTTGGTTGGGGTCTAGTTGGTTCGGCGGGAGCACCTGAGCCGGCCGGATCCCCGGGCGGGGCCGCTTTTGTCCGGTATCCCGGCTCCCTTCTTACTGCGGCCCTGGTCACAAAATCGACAAACTTCTCCGCATTGTCCTTCTCCCAGGCATCGATCAGGGCCTTGGCCTTGATCCGCTCATCCAGGGAAAGATGGCGCGGGTCTTCCGTAAATTGTATCATGAGGTAGTCTTGATATTGATCTTCGGTGTTCTCCCTCTCGCGCTGACCGGAGACCCTTTCCTGGTGAGCCATATCACGATCAACGTCGGCCCTAGTGATCGGATGCTTCCCTGTTCCATGGATCTCGTCCCTGGCCCATTCGATGAAGGTATTCAAGTCATCCATCGTGATGTCGGCGCCTTCTTGCTGTGCGAGTTCGGTCAATTGGCTGACCGTTCTACCTCTCTGGTTATTGACCAGCCCGGGGAATTTCCTGCCGAATTCCTTGATGTCCAGGAGCTCGCCGCCCATGCCGTGTTCGGTCTCCAGGGCAAGGTTGATCCCGCCCTGGTTGCGGATCCAATTTAAAAACGGATATTGGGGGGCCTTCCCGGTCGAGACCTTCTCGGCCGGCTTCCGGCCCTGCCAGATTCTAATTCGCTCAGGAAGGTCTTCTTTTGGGCCCAGCGGCCGAAACGACCCCTTGCCCGGATCGCTTTTCGATTCGAGCATAGCCCAGCCGCTCTTCCCAAAATCCTTGGAAAGATAGGTGACGTTCCAGCCTTCATCGATGACGGGCTTTATTTGGACCAAGAATTTGTTGATTTCCTTGATCGGGACAATGCCGCTCTTTGGAAACATGCCAGGGATCTTCTCCCCGGCCGGGAAGGCCCGGGGCGCCGGCAACTCCGCAGGCGCGGGGGGTCCGGCTGAAAGGGAAGGCGTATATTTGGCCGGTATTTCATCCTTCTCCGGCACCCGCCAGCCGCGAATCTTCTCGATCTGGTCTCTCTGTTCTGGGCCGTATTCCATGAAGCGAGCTATATCGAAGGCCCAGGGCGCCTTCCCAGCCTTGAGGGCAATGCTCTCCGGTGTCTCGCCCGTGATCGCGGCACCGGGCCTTTCGACTTCCCATGGATGTAATTCAACGACGGTAAAATTATCGGGCGGCGCGTCATAGCCTTTTACGATTATTGCGTCGTGGCCTTGGGACATCGCCCATTTGCTGAGGGCCCTGGCGCCTTCCATCCTCTGGCCGCCTTCTGTCGTTTTATATTTGGCTATCAAATTCAGCGCTTCTTCGCCATTTAGGACCAGGGGATTTTTGAATGTTTTTTGTTCCCTTTGGACAGGTGTCGCATATTGCTTCGCCGTAGGTTCATGGTCTGTCCAATATATCCCAGCGCCAAGGTCTCCGGCGTCCGTCCCATATCCTTCCGTTGTTTTTGGGCGAGCGCCGCGATAAAGATTCATTGTTATAGGCTTTCCGCTTTCCGACGCGGCGGCCGAAGCCGGATTATCGACCGCAAGCGGATGGAGTTCGTCCCATTGCGCCTGAGCCTTAACCATCCCCGCCGCTTTCTTTTCCGCCAATATTTCCGCTGGAGACTTCGGGAAAGCCATTTCAACTTCAGGTTTAGGTTGAAATTCGGTTGGTATTCCGCGAGCCTCGATCCCGATGTCAAATTGTGGCTGAAGCGGCGCTTCTTCTGGCATTCCAAAAAACTCTTTTCCTGTTATCTTGTTGATCTCTGATTGCGTGACCTTGTATATTTCCCTGTCCGGCAATTTCTCTATTTCCTGCCGTGCCACACTTGACATTTTGGGATTCGACCGTGCGATATTCTTGAGGTCACCGCCCGTAAAAGAAAGGGCCGCAAGCGTTGCCCCGCCGGACACCCTTTCCTCTATCCCGCCCGGAGTCGTAGCCGCACCCAGCCCGAACATGGCGGGGATTCTCTGAGACAAGCGAAGCCCGGATGTTAGCCCCAATCCGCCATGCATAATTTGCCCGGAAGTCGCGCCTTTCAAAGCGCCCGTCACCCCACCTTCCGCTCCACCCATAACTGCGCCATGGGCGGCAAGTTTGAACGGACCGGGAGTAGCCATTATCATCGGAATGTCGAACCCAGCAGAGCCTAGACCGGATATGACTTCTTTAAGAACGGGGACCTGAATTCCCTCTTGGGATAATTTGTTCCCGTAATAGTCCCAGTTGTCTTGAAGTTCCTTAAAAAGACCTCCCCTTAATTCGTCCTGAGGAATCCCGGTGACCTTAGAAAGTCCCTTGCCGATTAGGTTTGAATAGAAATCCAGAGCGCTCGCCGTCCTTGCCGCCGCCTTATAGAATCCTCCGCCTAAAGTCTTAATCTCGGCCCAGGCGTCTCTCGCAATTTGACCTATTAAGGAGTTCGGCGGATTTATCAGCGTCCTCGCAGTCTCCTCGTCTTTGGGAACCTGCTCGACCTTGAACCGCCCAATTTGCTTGAAGGGAAAGCCGGACGGGGATGTTTTAGGCGTTCCGTCAAGACGTAAATCGGGCGGCGCAGTTATCGACTGACCCACAGGGCCGTCGAGAACAAACCCCGCTGGAGGCTTCGGCGTAGGGGAGTCCAGAACAAACCCCTTCGGCGGAGTTATTTCCTGCGCTACCGGGGTATCAAGGACAAACCCCGGCGGTAAGATTATCCTTTCCTGCCCAACCGTTTCGGCCCCATTCATTTAACGACCTGGCCCGTCCTTATGTCATACCAATTTATCCCATCGTCCGACCCGATGACTTGTCCCGTGCTTGCGTTCGTTGCCGTCTTTTTATAGGCCGGCCTCGCCAGCATCATCGCCAGAATCGGATTGACCGAATTCGATTTCGGGACAGGCGTCGTGCCCAGCCAATTACCGTTGCCGAGAGGGGTCGGGAGATTCCCCGTCCCAACTGTTTGGACGGGGGCGGGTAGCGTCGGCGCTGTGGTTGCGCCTATTGTTTTAGCGGGGAGGCCCAATGCTGGGGTTCTAGGAAGAAACTCCTCGGAAGGGGGGTAATTGAGGGTCTTCGTTGCGTTAATTCTGTCAACATCCCTAGAGCTATTTATGAAAATCTTGTCATCAGCGGTCAACCCCTTCCCCTCTAATATTTTGTTCCTGATACGGCCCAAGAGATATATGGCCTGGCTAGCCAACCCTGAATCGTCGATCCCACCTACCTTAATATTTCCAGAATTTCCCGCCTGCCATTGGCCGGTGACGAAGGCTTGGGATTTGTCTATCTCTGAAATCCAGGTCTTTTCGATGTCGGTCAGTTTCCTTCCGATCGTTCCGCCCTCGGCTGCGAATGTCCTTTCGGCAAGGTCCTGCTTTGCCTGGCTTACTCCCAATTCTCCGGCTCGCAATCCCATCTCTGGCTTCTTGACCTCTTCGATGTCCTGTGTTTGCCTCATGCTTTGGAAGATCTGGTTGACAATTCCCCGGCTGGTTTCATCCGACAATTTCATGATGTCGGATATATCCTTGGTCGAGGCCGCGCCCTTGAGGGAATTCATGATGCTCATGGCGTGTTTCTGCTGGATGTCCGTCATCTGGTCCTGGAGCGGCTTGAGGCTGGCGGGGTCTTCCCCGTCCAGGATCCTTTTGCTGATGATGGCCTGGAGACTTTGGATCTCCGGCAACTTCGAGACATCGATCTTCCAGGCCTCGCGGAGCCGCGTCATCATGTCCTCATGCTCGGCGGATTTCTCGCCGCGCGTCAGGGCCCCAGCCCCCACCCTCTCGATCATGGTGTTCTTTGATCGAAGGTTCTCGAGCCCGGTGTAGCCCTCCTGCGACCTTTCGAGATATTTCATCCGGTTCTCGGATTCCTGTTCGTTCAAGGTGCGTTGATTCTGGAATTCCCGGCCCATGATTCCCGTTCTCATCAAGTAGTTCATGAGAAATTCGAGGTTCTTGTTGATCTGCGCGTTTCGATCGACGTATGCCATGACGGCCCCCTATTGTTTGATCCCGCCGAGCAATGCTTCCAGAAGTTCCATCGGGGTCATCTGGTCGATCGTCTTCTGCGGCGCGGCCGCCTGCATCTGGCCCTTGAAGAGATCCGGCATAAGCATCGCCAGAATCGGATTGACCGAATTCGATTTCGGGACAGGCGTCGTGCCCAGCCAATTACCGTTGCCGAGAGGGGTCGGGAGATTCCCCGTCCCAACGAGACCGGTATTTATGGCCGGTGGCGGAGCGATGTTCCCGATCATGGGGGCGTTCAATGTGGCGTCCGCGGCCGCTCCCTGGCCCCAGGGCGAATCATAAAGGGACCCGCCAGGGTAGTAGGCGCTCATGTCCGGTGAGACCTGTTGACCCGCCGCGGCACCGGCGCCGGCCTTGTTGCCCAGGAGAAGCGTCAGGATCATCCCTACGCTGCCCCAATCGATGTCCGATTCCGGCTGTTCGGTCGTGACCGTTTCCGTTGTCGTCCTGGGCCGCCCGGCCATCCTCATCTGGTCCATGATCCGGTCCGAAATGCTGTTTCCCCTGAGCCCGCTGGCGCTCGTGTCCGGGGTCTTAGATCTTTTCCAAGTTTCGGCCATGGTATCCTCCTACTTCCAGCCGCTCATGAGGCTGAGAAGATATTGCATAAGCATCGCCATCGATTGGTTGCCTTCGCCTCTCCTGGCCGCGTTGATCGCTTCCTTGAGTTGCTCAAAGGTCATCCCGGATCCGAACATTTGATTCGCCAGGCCACCCCTTTGAAGGTTGATGCTCTGGAGTCCCTGCTCCGCTCCGATCCTCTGCCCGGCAAGGCCGGAAGCCAAGCCTGTGTAGCTCTCAATATCGCTGCGTTTCTGGGCTTCATTGGCGAGAGCCAGGTCGCGGAGAGTGTTGGAGACATTGCCTTCCGTGTTCCAGGAACCCTTGTTGATCAATCCCATTCCGGCTCCCGTTCCGAGCATCCCTTCGCTCTGAAGGGTTGAAAGAAGATCTTGGCGAGAGGCGTTCCCGGCGCCCCGAATTTTGTCCAGGTTGCTGCCGAGAATGTTGGTCAGCATCGTGTCCGAAAATCCCGGCTTCCGGCCAAGAAATTCCTGCCCCCTGGCCGTCAGGCCCGTCAAAAGGGTTTTGAGATCTTCGGGGTATTCGTAGTCCGTCAGAAGGCCCTTCCCCTTCCCCATGAGCATCTTCCAGAAATCCGTCAGGTCGCCGCTCCAATCGAATTCCCCGCCGCCGTCTCCCCCCTGCTTCAACTTGCTGCATTTACAGACGATTCCGTCAGCCCAATATCCGCTAGGACATTTCGTGCTGTCGCTGCCAACGTTCCCCCCCGGCATGAGGATCTTTTGACCGCAGGGGCAATCCGCGTCCACCGCGCCGGAATAGATCTTTGATCCCTTGCAATCAATCGGTGGGGTAATCGGCGTGATACCTTTGCAACGCCCCGCGACGCATTTCTCTCCGGCAGGACAATCGGTGTCCTTCGTGCATGCGTCTCCGCCGCCGCCGCCGCCGCCGCCGGTTCCACAATCGCATTTCCCCGGCTTGATCGCACTCGTGTCAATACATTTCCCGGACCCGCAAGTGGCGTCGTTCCAGCAAGATTTATCCTGATAGCAGGGCCCGCAGGCGGGGTCCGCAGAAGTGCATGGGACCGCTGGGGCCGCGCAAGGGGTCGGAGCCGTATATCGCTTGACCGCCTTGGTTGCCTCATCACATTTTTTGCAGCAATAGAGTTTCCCGCCGGCCGGGGCCGCCGCGGCGCCCGGAGCGGTCTGAGCCGTGACGCCCAGGGTCTTGGTAGCCGTGCTCTTCGTGCCGGCAGAGGCCTGGGTGAGGATCCCCATCAGATCGCTTGGAATCCCCTCTCTCTTTCCAGCATAATATCCCATGGCTCCCTCCTAACCCAGCAATCTCGACAGGTCGGCTTTCCCCTTGACGATCTTCCCACCGCCCATGTTGCCGGATTTATAGCCTTCGAGGAGTTTGGGCCATTCGCCGCCAAGTAGGGCGAGCATCTGGTCGATCCAAGACGTGTCGATCTCTTGGCCGGCCGGCCAGCCCCAATTCGCTCCTCTCTTCATGTTCTGGGAGAGCATCTGCGTCATCAGCGGGTCGAGGAGCCCCACCAGCGGGGATTGGTAGCCGCTCGCCGGGGTCGTGACGGTCCTCGTCTGGCGCCCTGACGTCGTCATGTCTTGGCTACCACTTTTGTTCCCGCCAAAGAGCATCGGCCCGAGAATAGAAATTAAGAAGGGAAGTATGGCTCCCATTTCATCACCTCCGGTCCTTTAGCAAGTCAACGACTTGCTCTTGGATAAATGTCAATTTCTCAAGGCATTTTGCCATATCGTCCGTCCTTCCGTCTATGCGGTGGATGGCCTCCCGGGCAAGAATCTCGTCCTTACATGTTTTTGGGGACCCGGATCCATTGTCCTTCGGACGAAGTTTATTTACAAGGACGACGACCTGATTAGCAATGAAGAGGCCAAGCCCAATAGTCACCCCTCCGGACCCTACGTCAACCAGCCACTTCGGGAATTCGGATGGTATTTGCATGTTAATTTCCCTCCAATTTCCGCAGTCTTGCCTCAAGTTCTTTTACGGAGTTAATCAGTATATAATGCACATGGTCTCCCACGGACAGCCCTAATGTTTCGGTGTCCTCCGTGTCATATTTATTCAATTTCTTCATTTCTTTTGTCACGGCTTCGGGGATGATTTTCTGAACATCCTGAGCGACCAGGCCGAATCCCTTGCGTCCGTCCTCCGTCCCCATCTTGCCGTTAAACTCAAAGGATTTTGGCTGGAGTCGGAGCAGTTCCTTCAAACCGAGAGCGTAGGGCATGATATTCTCCTTGGCCCGTTCGTCGGATGTTTGGTCGAAGTGGAGTCCGTTGTCTCCCCGATAAACTCCGTGGTCGAAGTAGGACGTTCCACCGTCCACTCTAAATATCTCACTCCCTACCAACGCCGTCGCTCCGATGATGACGGAGCCACCGCTTGGTTGGAGCAAAAGATTATAGGCCGTGGCCGTCGCGTCAAATCGTTGAACCTGAAACCAAACGTTTCCGGTATTTATGATACCCGCGCAAAGGCCATACGCGCCAGAGAGCGAAAGGCCGAAAAGTCCTGAGCCTACCCCGAGCGTAGGGGCTGGCTGTGAAAGGACCGTCACCAATTCAAGTTTTGTAAGAGCAAGATTTGACGTTGAGCCGAGGACGGCAGAGCCGCTTGCGCCTGTCGCAAATATCGGCCCGTTCGCCAACCCCGCCGCGTCCGAAACGTGGTAGGGCATGTAGCCGTCGGTCAGGCCCGAGCATTTCACGGTGACGAATTCGGGGGACGAGGCGGTTGTCAGGCCCGCAACCGCCGCTTGGTTCAGCGTGGCCCAGGATGGGATCGCGCCTGTGTTGCCTTTGAGATATTCTCCGGTTGCGCCAACGGCGGCTAATTCAGTCATGGTATTTGCCGCAGAGAAAACGGGCAATCTATAAATCGTGCCTGCGTTAGGCAGGATCAGCGTTGACCAGAGCGGTTCAAGTCCGACCCCGCCGCTTCTGAAATATGCCCCCGCCGCTACGTCGGCCAATCTCTCCCATTTGGGCGTAGCTCCGACCCCAACGATCATGTCCCCGCGCACGACAGATGCCGCCGTGGTATCACCGTGGGTCGCCGAGAGGATATTATGCGGAGTGACCGAAGTAAGGTATCCGGCACCGGCATGATTACCCCATCCGTAAGCCGTGTCCCAATTCGCGCTATTATTCGTGATTGCCGACACTACGCCAGCCGTGCCGATCAAAATCCCGGCGAGAGCTCCTACGGTCAGCCCCGCGAAAGTCGGGCTGCTCGCCGTTGTCAAGCCTGCAACGGCGGCCTGGTTGAGCGTGGCCCAGGCCGGGTCCGTTCCGCTTGCCCAATACGACCCAGCCGCCACCGCAGGAACCCGCGTCCATTTGGGCGTAGCTCCGACCCCGACGATCATGTCCCCGCGCACGACAGCGGCGGCAGTCGTGTCGTCATGCGTAGAAGAAAGAATTGCATGAGCGGCGCCGGCCGCGGAAGAGGCAATCGTAACGCTTCCGGCAGCATGAGTGATCGTGACGTTCGTGCCTGCTATGAGGTTCTTATATTCCCAAGAGTTCCCGGCCGCGTTGACGCCGACGGTGTAATTCGCCGTTCCGATCGAGCTCAGGCCGCCGATCGAAGCCGTGTTCGACGAAAGGGCCAGGGGGCTGGTCCAGGTATCGACCCTGTTCGCATAGGCCGTGTCCCAATTCGCATGGCTGTCCGTGATCACTGTGACGGCGCCGGCGGTCGCGATGAGGATCCCGGACAGGGCGGCGATCGTCAGCGAGACCGTGCAGGTCACGACGCCCGTTGGTGCAATCCTCAAATAAGCCGGGCTCGCCCAGGACGTGCCGTCATGATGCCAGCATTCAAAGGCGTAGGGCGTCGGGCTGGCCCCGCTCGCGCGCAATGACCAAATCCAGGTTTTGTCTCCGCCGGCGTTCCGCACGGCAATGTCGGCGTAATAGGCCGCCGTATCCTGGCAGACGCCTATGACGACATTCGAACTCGCCGGGTTCCAGACGGTGAAATGCCAGGTCGCCGGGTCCGTCACGCCGGCCGGCCCACCGATGGAATAAACGGAAGCGCTCACCCTGTAAAACGCGCTGTTGGCCAAGGATCCGGCGCCGCTTGCATACGGGAAGGTCGGCGCCGTGAGGGCCGCATTGACGTTGAGGTATCCCGACGCGTCAACGACGGCGATCCGGCTTGCGGTCAGGGATGCAGCATGAACGCCATCGACCATGTCGGCATTAAGATTCGTACATTTCGTCGTCGAGGTCACGTTGACTGGCATGGTCCCGGTTGGCATCCAGGAGATATATTGACCGCTGACCCTCGCATTTCCGACCAGGTCGAGTCTCTCGGTGGCCAGGTATTGCCCCAGGGCTAAATATCCGTCGGACGTGAACCGCCCGACTTCCTTGACGATCCCCTTTTTGGCGACATTGAAGCCCATGTAGGAGTTGAATTCCAGGAAATAGGTCGAGAGGGTTTCAGCGATCACGCGGACCATAATCCGCTGATTGCCGGTATCAGCTATGTAGATCAGGTTCTCTTCGATAAGAATTGACTGGGGGTCGTTGAGGTTATCATCCCCGCTTCCCGAAGTCCCGTATTTGGATTGATAGGAGTAGTCCGTTTTCAAGAATTTTTGGATACGATAATTGCTCGTATCGGCGACGTAAATATATTTGTCGAAAACTGACACGTCTTGGGGCGAAGCGAATTGTCCGATCCCGGTGCCATAACTCCCGAACTTCCCGACGTAGGACAGATCTGAGCATTTTCGGATATGGATCCGGTTGTTGCCATAATCTACCACCCAGAGATAAGTCCCGTCCGTAAAAAGGCCGCAGGGGTAGTAGAATTGATCGTTGCCGCTGCCATAGGATCCTACTTGGCTGACGTAAGTCAGGTCAGAGGCAAGGCGTTTTACGATCCGCATGTTGAGCCCACCATCTGAGACATAAACATAAGTCCCGTCGCAGGCTATTCCAAGAGCCCCATCGAGGTTATCGTTGCCGCTGCCATAGGTCCCGTATTTGGTGACGTAGGAAAGGTCGCTTGCCTTTCTCTTCACGACCCGATCGTTACCTCCCCCACCGATGCTGTCGAGGCAATAGATATACCCCCCAGCGTAGGCAATATCTATCAGCCTGATAAATTGGTCATTTCCGGTGCCCCATGACCCGATCGAGGTGACTAATGTCAAGTCAGAACGGAGGATCTTCTTGACCCGGTTGTTTGCCAGATCCGCGACATAGATGAAGGTGCCGTCCGAGCAGATCCCAAATGGGTTCCAATAATTTTCCGGGCCCGTGCCAAAGCTTCCGGCTTTTTGAAAATATTGAAATTCGTTATAAGCGGTCAGCGACCAGTTGGCCTCCATCCCGATCGTGACGCCACCGGCGGCCGCCTGACCCTCAACTTCCGGGTGTTTGAACGTCCAGAAGAGCATCGACCCCGTGCCGGTCATGTCGATCGCGCTGGCCGTATTTCGGATCTCCGAGACCTTGGAGACAGATCCGGGGTTCGCGCCCCGAGAGGCGGTGAACGTGGCCCCGAGAACGGAAGGTTCTTTCGTATTGACAAGGACCCGGCCGCCTTGGTTTTTATTGAAGATCGCGTCTCCGGCCTTTTCCCAGAGGCAATCCTTGGCATCGCCCACCTGGGTCCCCACCTGCTGCGCCTCCTCGGTCACCGCCGCGTCCAGCATGTCGTCGATCTGCGGCGTGGGATCCAGAATGCAGGTATTGAAAGACGGATCGAGCCAGGGGCTCAGGGGATAGGTATTGTCCGCCTTCCGGGCCAAGAGAGTTTGGACATCAGCCATTGATCTTTCCCTCTCTCCATTTCTTCTGCTCGAAGAGAGTGCAGGAATTCAGCTTGAGCGCGCTGCCGACAGCTTCGGCATTGGTGAATTTGCAGGCGATATATTGAGCGTTGCCGAACATTTCGGCCTGGTCCTTGATCGGGACCCGAATATCGAGATCCACCGATCCGCTTGGCGTCGCCCCGGCATGGACAGATTGGCGGAAGGCCGTCTCTGCCTGGTCGATGTAAAAATCGACGGTCAGGTTGTAGGTTGACGGGAGTTCATATTCGAGTTCGAAATGATCGAAGATGAATTTGACCGGCATCTTGATCCACGGCGTCCTGGCCGTAGCTGTGATGTTATTCCCCACCCCATCGACATCCGCGCCTTCGCAGAGATAGATAAACCCGTCCTGCGTTCCCATGTAGAGTTGCAGGACGCCGTTGGAGTCCCGGGCCTCTCCGATCCAGGACGGCGCCTTCTTGAATTGGAAGAGGAAGAAGCATTGCCCTTTCAGGTAATTGCAGACGACAACCTGCTCCGTGCCGGCCGATCGGTCGGCAATCGTCAGCCAGATCTCGTTGAATTGCTTGTTGTGGGCGCTGATATTCAGGGCGTACTTGGTTTTATCCAGAGTCGCCAGAGTCTTCGAGATCGGCAGCGAGAACAAGGTCGAGAATCCTTCGCAGCCGTTAAAAACCTCCCATCCACGGAAAGATAGGAAGGTGAGTAAGCCGTAAGTCTCCTGAAGAGACGCCGGGGCGACACATCCGAAATCCTTGCAGACCTCGTATCTTCCGTAATTGCCGGAAGACTTTTTCCGAATGACATAAATGGAGTTTCTCTTGAAGACATAAAGATCCCCCTTATAAACGATCAGGCCGGTCCCGGTGTCGCTCTGCTCGCCCATGCGGACGGAGACGAATCTGTCGGTGATCGAAAAATGCTCCGGCCGGTTCGTGTCGGAATAATAAACGATGTTTTCGTCTTCATCAAGGACCCACAGGCGATCGTCCCACCAGGCCGAGTATTTTCCCTTGGGAACGATGTCGCAATCCCAGCGCATGGCTTCGCCGAGCGCGGATTGGGAACTGTTATCAACGAAGGTCGTCGTGGCGTTCGGGATAGTGGCGGCAAGGTAAAAATCGGTCCCGCCGGCCGTCGTCCGATAGATGTTTTTGTAATCCACCTGGCCGGGTCCGGTATCGCTGGAGACCGGGATCGAAGAAAGGGTCACTTTCTGATGATTCGTCGAGACGGCCATAGCCGTGCAGGTGAAGGTCCAGGTATTGGTAGCGGTGTGCCCGGTCGTGGCCGCCCAATTGAGAATGATCCCGTAAGGGAGATAGCATTTCGCGAAAAGGATGTTCGCCGTTGAATTCCAGGTGACCCCGCCGTCTTCGGACCATTTGAAGGTGTCGGGCGTCCCCGTACCGTCTATATTTATGACGAAGGTTCTCGTTTTATCTCCCGTATAGACGCCCGTGACCGTCATATCATTCAGCCCGGGCGCTACGCTGAAAGCAACGGTCCCGATCTTTGAGATTATCGGATTCGAATATCCGCCGTAGTTGCCCGAGCGAATGTAGCAGACGGCATAGCGAACCTGCCCCAGGATGTTCCCGCCGGCGGTCGTGCCGACCGTGAAATTGTCGATCTTGACGTCGGTCGCGTAGGTGTACCCCTTGGCGAGAAGCTGGATCTTGCCCGTGTAGGCCTCGGTCTTATAATTGCAAAAGTAGTCGCCATACCCGTAATCGTCCATGTAGATTGAGACGTACTCTTCCCCGGGGTCTTTGGTGTTGATGTAGAATTTGAAGCGGTGCCACTTGTCCAGGTCGATCTTCATGCCGGCGGCGACCCAGCCGGTCCCGGAATACACATAGAGATCGTTCTTATCGACCCGGATCTGGCAGCAGATTCTCCCGTTATAGGCGTTCATCTGGAAGTAGTTGGCTCCCTGGTAGCAATCCATGGCGTCAAAATAGATGTCGAGCTCGATGCCGAGTTCGGGGCCGAATCCGGCGATCGTCCTGGTCCTCTGGGCTAGGTCTCCGTTGACGCCCGTGCAGAGAAGCTTCATGCAAGATTTGCTGTCGAAAGTCTCCTGGTTCGAAACCCCCAGGCCGAGGTCTTCGCTGGCCCAATCCGTGATGACGGCCATGTCGTCGGTGCAAAGAGAGGCGTCATAGCTCGCCGCAATGGTGGGCAAGGTCGTCGGCGCGGTGATCCCGGCCTGGACCTTGGTCCCATCCGAAAGGATCATCACGTTCTCAATTTCCGAAAGGACGTAGATCCGATTTTGGAGCTCTATGATTTTGACCGGGTGAGCGAGCGTCGAGGCCCAGGTGTGGATGGCCGTCCAGGACCCGCTGCCGACCTTCCGCCAGATCTTCGCTTCTGTGACGGCGATGTAGCAGAAATTCGCCGATGCGTCATAGTAGGTCCCAAAGGCGAAGACATCGACGTTGTCCGTGCTGGCGAAATGCGTGACCTCCAGGAGGCCGCCGCGCTTCTCGATTCTCTCTCCATCCTTCGCAATCCGCCAATTGACCATCTTGAGAAGGTTCTTGATCGACATCCCCGTCGTGGCGGACATTTCGTTGATCCCGCCGGCGATGACGAAATCGATCTGGCTAAGGTCTCTCGCGGTTTCAAATTGCATGGTGGGCCCTAATCGAAAAACCCGTACTTGTCGAAGAATGCCGGATCCTGGCTGTCATACCGCATCTTGTCCACAGCCGACCCCTTGACGAATTTCGGCTGTTGCTGGATGACGCCGCCCAGGATGTCGGTCACCCGCTTCATCGTGTAGGCGTACATGTCTTCCCAGCCGGCCCCCTTCTTTACGCCGAAGGTCTTGGAGATCAGGACGCAGGCCATCATTGGGATGAGCCTCTGGGCCATCCGCGGGATATAGGTCGGCCCTGCGCTCGGAATCGAAGCTGCCTCGGGCACGATCAGGTAGGCGATCGCGTAGTTCGTTCTGTTGGCCGAAGCCTTGGGAAAGAAGACGATGGAGTTTCCCTTGAGGGTCCAAGCGTCCGGGTCGCTCTTGGTCTCGCCGGTGGTTTGAAGGAAAGCCTCGTCGTTGTAATCAACGTAAGGGATAAGGGTCGGGTTCTCGCCCGAGACGTTTCGCCGGACCCCCCAGATCCTCAGAAATTCCGTGGTCAGGGCGTACTCGGTCTTGGTCGTGTCGAGAGAGATATTCTCGGTCTTCATGAATTGGTGGGGGATCGATTCGCACAGATCCAGGACGACGAGTTCGGCCGCGTTGTTGATGAAGAAATCCAGCAGGTAATTGGAAGCGTCGAGCCTGGCCGTGGCCTCGCTCGAATAATCGTGCAGAAGATTTCGGACAGAAAGCCTTAGTTCGTCTAGGGTCATGGAGACCTCCTACCGTCAAACCTCGCCTTTTTGGGTCGGGACATCGGCCTCCGAGACCTGGGTTAAATTCTTCGGTTGGCCGAGGACCGGAATCGAGAGGATGGCCACGGTCTTCGTGATCTGCAAAGCGTAGAGCTCAAGATACTTCGAGTTGTCCACCTCGAGCATGGCGCCGATCTCGATCGCAGCCATGAGAGCGATCAGGGGTTGGGCCACGGCCGGAATAAGCGTTGGGCCATCCGTTCCGATCGGATCCGTCTCGGTCGCGATGTAATAGACCGAAGCGTAGGTCGAGAGGGCCGCCGAGACGGTCGGGAAGAAATAGAGGATCTTCCCGAGCAGGGTCCAATAGGCCGGCGCGGCTGCGGCCGCCGTTGCCAAGGCCCGGGCCATGACTTCGGGCGACCAGGGGACATAAGGGATCGGTGTCATATCGCTCTTCTTGAAGATCTGCCAGATCTGGAGCCAGGCCGCCGAGAGTGCGACCGCCGGTGAAGCATTGCAGAGTACGGTGACGTTGACCTTGGCCCCCGTCCCGCCGCCCTGCGTTGTGGCTACCCCGGTCGCGACCGCATAGCCGGATCCGACCGCAATGACAGAATTGATTGCGGTTAGGGCGTTGCCAGAGATTGTGACGTGCAGCTTCCCGCCGGTCCCGGCGCCGCCGACGGCCAAAACCTGGTCGCCGTTGGTGTAGCCGGTTCCCGCCGCATTGATCGTGCAGGTCTTCAAGCCTCCCGCCGAAAGAGGAAGGCTCACATCTTCGGACGCGATGAAGCTCTCCGGCGTGTTCTTCGCGAGATCTAGGACAACGATCTTGGCCGCCGCGTTGATGAAGAAATCGAGGAGGACGTTGTCGGAAGGGAAGAGGGTGCCGACATCGCTCGATTGAGACTTGACCAGGTTTCGGACCGCCGCCCGGATTGCCGCTAGGTTCATCGTGTTCTCCTACGATATGGTGTGCCTTCGATTGTATTTGTAGTCTTCAATGAATCCTTCCGCCATCTGCTCCTGCCCGAGCTCGATTTTCTTCTTCTTGGCTTTCTTGTTCCGGGCGATGATCTCCCGGAGCTCCGCGTCTTCTCCGCCAGGACGGTTGGCCGCGATTCGTCTCCTTCGCCGGAGATCGTCGAGAATGCTGTCGATCGGGTGATCGAAAACCGCCACGGTCGGATCCTTGATGCGCATTTTAAGAGATACGCCTTTCATGATGACGCGGTTCCTGCCGTCACTCGTCACGGATCCCGGAATTTCGACTTTCCTCGAAAAATTCATTCGCACCTTGACCTCATAATAGCGGTACTCTTCGTTGAAAACGACAAAGTACCGCGGGTCGATGAAGGAGAGCTCCCGTTCAAACCACCTCGGGACCATCTGCCTTCTCGGCGGGAGCCGGAGTCTCTTCGTGAGGCTGGCCGTACTTGATCATCTTGTAGGTCCCCAGGTCTTCCCGGGAAATCTTCTCTTCCTTGTCCAGCTTATCGACTAGACCCTTGAGGAAGGAAATCTCCGATTCGGTGAAATGGAACGGTCTCGGCCGATCATTCTTGTCGTCCCAGCGCCATCCGAGTTGCGGGAGCGGGTCCCCCTTCGAATCCTTTGGGACTTCCCAATCCCCGTTTTTGTCTTTTTTCGCCTCGATTCCGCCCTGATAATTCGGGCGCCAATTGAGGTGCGTGATGTCTCCCTGGGTGACTTTCACCTTTTCCTGGATGTCTGCGGAAAGGATCTGGGCCACCAATCCGGCATGTTGCGGGAGAAGCTCGACGATCGTCAGGCGGTCCTTCATCCTCAATTTGAGGGTGACCCCCGTGATCGTTGCCGGCACTCCGGGTTTTCCTTTTGGCATATCTGCCTCCTTCGTAAAATTTATAACCGGGGCTTGCCCCGTTTATTTCAAATAGACGTACACGACCACACTCGACGAAGTGATGGCCGCCAGGACCAGGTTCCTGAATTCGAACCCGTTCGGCCCGAAATCGACCTCTTCCATCTTCGCGCTCGTCGCCTGGGAGAGAAGTTGGATCGCTTTCTGCGGGGTGATGACGTCGAAGGTGTAGGCCGCCGCCGCCTCGTTCGTCAAGGTGTCTCCGGCGCAGATGATCGCGTCATCGCTTGTCCGGGTCGTGACCCGGAATAGGCCGATGTTGTTTCCGGTCGATGTGTTGCGGATGACGATGAAGTCTCCGACCGCGACATTGCCGGTCGTGAATGCCCCGACGCTCGTGATCGTCGTTGTGAGCGTCACGGCGCACGTTGCTTTTGCTCCCTGGGACTTCGGCGTAGCGCCCAGGTTGACGACATCGAAGCGGCAGGCATCGGCGGCCGCGTTCGGGATGAGGATGATTTTCCTGACGGTGACGGGGACCTTGAAGAGGGTCGCCGCCGTGTCCAGGACAAGCGGATTTACTCCGGTGAGATTCGCCATATTCCCTCCTTATGCGGGGACTTCTGGGATTTGATAGGTAGCGACTGTGCAGTAGCCGACCAACTTGATCTTTTCCCCTAAACAGACAGGGCAGGGAACTTCCGTCATGGTTGGCCCAGCCCCGACTGGGGCTAGAATCGTCCCGTCTCCTCCGCAAGTCAAGCAGATGTTGTAGAGCTTATAGGCTTCTGCCATCTTGACCTCCTTTTGAAAGGAAGGGAGCCTTTCGGCTCCCTTCCCAAAAGATCATTAGGTGATTGCGATGGCGGTTATCCCGAGATAATTCCGTCCCGCGTACCCCGTTCTCTTGCTGATGCAGGCGGCATCGTTGGCGAAGTAGTTGAACTGATTTCCGTCGATGAAAAGATACCCCGCCGTGGGCGTATTCGTAACCTTGATTCCAATGGCCGCCGAATTGTCGGGAGTGGTGAACCGGTTGTCCAGCAACCAACCGTACGGCCGGCTGGTGCCGTTCGGGATATACTCGATCCCGATCGCGGAAGCGTTGACCTGAAAGTGGCATCTTCGGATCGTGCTTCCATACCCGCAATTCGCATAGATGTTGCAAGTCACGTAGCCTTGGAAGTAGCAGTCCTCGATGACCGTACAGGGCGCGTCCGTCCCGACCCCTCCAACCGTGATGGCCTTCAAGGCATCCCCATTTCCGCCGAAGTAACAGTCGTGGATGTGCGTCCTCCAGCCGTGGAAATTCGCAGAGTCCGGGGCGATCTCGATGCTCGTCCCCGCACCTTGGTGATGGATGCCGAGATGAGCGATCTCAACCATGTGGGCCTTGATGACGAACAGCGAAGTCGTTGCGTGTGTGTGGATGGACGGAGATCCCCATTGGAATTGGGACGTCATCCCGCCGATGATTTTCAGCCCGTTCTGGGTAATGGTGATCGGAAGGTCCGTCTCCAGCATCGCCGGCATCGTGGTGCCGGATGCGGGAAGGACGACAATTACGTCCCAAGCCGCGGCCTTCGAATGCACGGCATAGGCGAGCGTAAGGAACGGTTGGCTTGGAGACAGCCCGTCGTTGGAGTTGGACCCTGTGTTTCTCACGTAATACGTCTTCCCGACCGGATTCGAGGTGTCAAACAGAACGTCCTTCCCAAACCTGACGTTCCTGGGAATACGAAAATAGCCATCTGCTTCTGTAAATCCTCTTAGATTCGGCATTTTAGCGCCCTCCTAAGGCGCGTTTGAAAAAAGCGGGGCCTGCCGCTCTAGGGGGACGGTCAGGCCCCGCAGATCGGCCTTACGCGACCGCGCAGACCTGCGCGTCTCCGAGAAGGGTATTCCACTCGCCGAAGAGGAATATCCCATGCCATCCTTCATTGACGTCCGTGAAGGTGATGGTGTTCCCGTTGCGAAGGTTCGCAGGCGTTACGGCGACCGTACCTCCCCCGTCCGTCATGAAGAAGAGCCACTTGAGTTGACCCTCGTATCCGTTTGCCAGGGTTCTGGTTTCGGCCGCGGCGGCGCATTTCAGCGCCGTCACGGGGGTCGTGAGAGAGATCGCGCTCGCATTCGTCTCGTTGAGGTCGCCTCCGACCTGGACCTTCTGGGTGAAAATCGCCCGGAGCGCCTTGATCTTGTTGAGAAGTGGATTTGCTCCTTGGTACATAGCGTTTCTCCTATGTGCTGGAATGCTTCACGGCGGTAAGAACGCCGAGAGCTCTGGGTTTGGTCGTCCCGAAATTGTCGTACTTGACCAGGGACGCCACCCATTCGTCCTTGCCGTGGACGCGGGTCAGGATCCCGGAGTCTCCGGGGATCCAAGTCAGGCCGCCCTCCATCGGGGAATAGACCTGGAGAACGTCGTCATCGACGGCGAAGACCTTGTTGTCCGGGCAATCCGTGTCGTAGATGATCGGAATCTTGCCCTTGCGCGCGCCGTAGAAGACGAGCCCTTCCATGCCGCCCCAGAGGACGGTTTCCTTGGCGAGCCCCATGCTGTCGGCCGCCAGTTTCTGGTACCAGGCCCTCCAGATGACGTCGTTCGTCAAGAGAACCTTGATCCGGCCCCACTTGTCGCAGGCCATGATGAGCTCGAGCAACTTGTCGTCGGTGATCGGCAGGGAGCCTGCGGAAATGCTCTGCGCCTGGGCCCAGACATTCGCGGATCTCTGGACGCCCTGGAAATAGACCGGCGTGATGCCGATGTAGGGATCGCTGGCCGAAATGATGCCGTTGATGCCCATCGGGACGCCGATGCCGGCCGCGTGCGCGGCCCCGTAGGTGTCATGGTCGAAGATGTAGGCGTCGTTGGACGCCGTGACGGCCTCAGCCATGACCAGCGTCGCGGTTCCGTTGAGGTTGTCGGTGATGGTCGTGATCTCGACTTCCTCCGCCTCTAAGACACCCGCGGAGCTGTAAATATCGACGTCCATGCCTTCATCGAGGTAGTTCGCCGGGTTGGTGTACTTGGCCGAGTCCTGGCCGAAATAGGGGCCGTCGATCGTGACGATCGGCGAGTTGGACGAAGCGGCCGAAAGCTGGGCCAACCGCCCGGATCCGTCACCCCAATACATTCTGTTGAATTTGTTGGAGATCTGGATCAGAATTCCGTTGACTTCCGACTTGACGATTTCCATGACCGCGCCCTTGCCCTTCGCGCAGGCGTTGGTCAGGCCGTCGAATTGAAGCTGGGCGTACATCGACCTTTTCATGTAGAGGTTGAATTCGTCGTATTTGCCCTGCTTGGCGGTCGGCAAGCCGCTGGTGGACGAAGACCTGGCGCTTTTGGGGCTTCCCGTCTGGCACTTGAACGTCGCGTACTTGCCGACGACGTGTTCGGTATCCGTCTGGAAGCGATCGGCCAGGGTCGTGTTTTCCCGGATCTGGACGTTCATCCCGGGCAAAACAAATTCGAGAAAGATCTTGTCGGTAGCTCCTGTACCGAGCTGGAAAACAGACATGTTAGCCTCCGCTAGAAAATTATGCGGAAGCCCGGGCTCTCCTCCCTACTTTGCTGATTTCTTCTGAGATCTCCGGGTCTTTCTCGCACGCCTTCATATAAGCATCGAAGGTCTTGAGGGTCTTCTTGTCTCCCGGAGTATCCGCCTGTCTCGCTTCGGAATTCGATGCCTGGATCGTAGGCGGTAGCCCTTCCTGGCCTCTCAAGTAATTGGCGATCGCCGATTGCTCGATGGCCTTGATCACGTCTGGGTGAGACTTCCTGAGGGATTCCACATCTATCGGTCCGCCGTTCCCGCCCGTAGAGCGAATATGCTCGACCCATTTGTTGATCCGCCTGGCAGAATCCTCCAGGACTCCTCGCATATTCTTCTTTTGATAGGTAGGATCGACTTGTTGGCCTAATTCGTCTCGATTCGCGAGAACAGACACATACCCGGCCATGATGTCCAGGGGCACGTTAGCCTGTGACTCTGGATCTATAAAATCTTCGAAGGGATACTTGGTCCTTGCTTCCGTGGCGAGATTTTCGATGATGGATTTGGCCTGGGTGAATCTTTCCTCACCTTCCCTGAGTTCAATCTTCTTGGCGACTTGCCGCAATTGTTCGTTCTCTTTCTCGATCGTCTCGAGTTTTTTGCGGATGCCAGGGTGAACGTCCTCCATATCGATCTCTTCATCTTTTTCGACCGGCACCGGCTTCGCGGCGGCCGCCAAATCTGGCAACTTCCCCTGTTCGATCAAGGTGACGAGCTTTTGAAGCGGAGCGGACATCGCCGCAAACTTCGTCTCGCGTTCGGATTGGTCCCGGTTCCAAGAGAGGGCAGCGTCGTACTCCTCCTTGGTGTTGAAGACAAACTTCTTCCCTTCGACCTCCAGGACCTTAAAGGGTTTGTCGGATTGGGCCGCTCTCTCCGCAGCCAACTTCGTGGCGGCGGCTTTATCGGCCTTGTCCTTATCGCATCCGGGACAGGGCGCTTCGGCCTTTTTCTCGGGCGCGGGAGCGGCTACCGGCTCAGATCCTTTATCAACGACCCCGCTTTGTTCCGCCCACTTGAGCATGTTGTTCCCTTTGAAGGCATCGCTTTTCAGGGAAGCGTGAACAGGTGTCTCGACCGCAGGCTTCGCTTCGGCCGGTTTCACGTTATCCATTGCATTTGGCTCCTTCTATAGGAAATATACGCTGCGCACGATTTTGTCAAGGACTATTGTATTAGGGGCTGCATCGACCCTCCGCCCGGAGCGGGGATTTGCTGCGCGCCCGGCGCTCCCGGCATCGGCCCCGGAGTCTGGGCGACCCCTGCTTCTTCGGCCGGCGTTGCGGCCGGGATGGCGGTATTCGACACCCCGGCCATGGCTTCTTCGGGTGTCTTCCCCGCCTGGAGGAAAGACAAGACCATGAAGTGGTCGTTGATGTGTTCGTCCAGGCCGTTATAGGTCTTCTCCTCCCATTGCGTCGCCTCTTCGGACTTGATAAGGCTCGTATGCTCGTCCAGGTGCAAGGCATGATCGTCGTGGATATAAATCCTTACGCCGCCATCCTTCACAGACTTGTCCCATTTGCCGTCGATGAAAGCCTGATTTTCCCGCATGGCCTTTTCGTAGTCGGCCATGTCTTCCCGGAGTTCGTTTTCGGCCGTGCCGAGATTGAGGATTCGAAGGATCTTCGGCTTGTCCTTCTGGTCGAGAATTCCTTGGGCGTAAAGCTCCGTGATCATGCGGACCTGGATGGTCGGGCTCTGGCTCAGGCTGACGCCCTGCTCCAGGCGGACATCGAAGTTCTGGCTGAGGTCTGCGGATTCGAAATAGCCGATCGTGGCCGACTTGTTCTTGCCCATGATTTTGACCAGCCTGGGCATTTTGTAATGCTTGTCCATGAGTTGGAGCCGGAATTGATCCATGTCCAGGAAGGTTGCGTTCATGGCCGCGACCAGGGGATCGAGCTTGGTGCTTTCCTGCTCGAGCATCATCTGGTAGAGGCTCGCGGGAGCGCGCGAAGCGTATTGCGGCAGCCTGGCGTAGGAGACCTCGTGGACGTTGGAGACGCGGTCGATCGAGCCGATGATGAAGTCTCGCATGGCTGCGACTTGGGGGGAGAGTTCGGGCATCGGAATGGGGCGCGGTTCGCCCTTGGTGAAATCGACCTCGACCATTTCGAAGGGGTCGATCGTGAAGGCCGCGGCCGTCTTGATCGCGCCTTTGCCGACCGCCATTTTGGGCTTCCAGGCTTCGATGTGCTCGAGTTCCATGGAGACCAGGCGGTTCGTCTGGCGCTGGAGATCCTGGATGTAGTAGAGGGGGCCGTGGCTCCAGAAGGAATAGGGGTTTTTCTTGTAGAAGAAGAAGAAATAGGGCAGGCGAGCCTTCGGAGAGGGGTTTGCGTCCTTAAAGAGGACCCGATTCTGGCAGCAGACGATATACCGCCCCTTGGGATAATTGGCGCTTGCCCTCTCCCAGAATTCCTTGACGATGTAGGTCTTCATGGCCTTGTCTTTTTCGTCTTCTTTTTCGTTGGTCCCGACGTACATGTCTTTCGCGCCCGGCTGGAGCTCCTCGATCAGCGCCTTCGCCTTCGGATAGGCTTTCAGGAGATCCTCTTCCGTGACCTCCATTATTTCGATCACCCAGCGAAGGTCGGCCTGCTCCTTGGCGGTCGGGTCCGGCCTGACGTTGAAGATCGGGACGACCTTGGCGACTACGTCACCCTTCTCTGTCGTTTTCTTCTCCATGTCGATGGTGCCGTCTTCTTTCTTGGGGGCAACCGCCGCGGATCCATATTCCTTGTCCCAAATCCATTTGATGCAGGCGTTCCCGGGCCGCAGCAGGTCGTATTTCATCCTCTCAAGGACGGTGTCGATTTTAACCGTGTAGTCATTGAAATTCACCAGCCTGGTCGCGACCTGGGACCCGAAGATGTCCTTATTTTCGCCGGAGTTCGGCGTCCCGACGACCTGGTGCTGGACCTGGATCTTCGCATCGATCGTCTCGATCAGGGGTTTCATCATATTGACGACACACTTGACCTTCCGAGTGACAAGATCGACCGGGCTCATCCGGCGCTTGGTGTCGTTCCAAAGGGAGAATTGGTCCCCCTCTTCCCAGGCGATCAACTCTTTCCAGCTTCCGTGGTGCTGGGTGACGACCGGGTGTTTCGTGACCTGGTCCTGGGCCCATTGGGCGAATTCAAGTTCGCCAAGGACCTTCCCTTCGATGATGAACCAGGATTTTGTGGGGGCCTGGGTTTCCCCGTTCTTTTCTTCTGGCATTTTCGTCCTTAAAATCTTTTATCGTCCTCTGACGGTTCGAGGGCCGGCGTTGCCGCTCTCTTCTCCATTTCCTTGATCTCAAGATCGAAATACTTGGTCATGCTTTTGACAAAGAGTTCGTTGAGACGAAGGAATTGGGAGAGGGCCGCCGTGTTCTCTTTTGTGGCCGCAATCAGCATGGCGTTCCGACCGTTGGCGCTGGTCTCGAATATGACTTGTTGTGCTCGGGCCTCATCCATTTCGTGGACAATCTCTTCCTTGCTGCCGACGACAATGTTGGAGACCAGGACCGCATTTTTTCTCATCGCCTCGACCAGAGACTTAAAAATTTTCACGTTCATTTCCCCTTTCTTCAGAAGAAGGCGTCCATATTCTCCCTTTTTTCGATGTTGTTTAGACGGTCCCGGACTCCGTTGATCTCGGCCAGGAAGTCTTTATCTTGCACCGTGTCGCGGTCTCGCTCGATCTTCTTCGGAATGATCATAACCCGCGGGACATAAGACAGGCAAATGATCAGATCGTCGTGGACGCAGGCGGGATAATTGAGGACCTCTGAGATCAGGTCTTCCTGGCCCGGGCCAAAGAGGATCCGGCCGGTCTCGAAGAATTGTTTAAGGCGGTGGACGCGCTCTTTCGGGTCTTGATTGCGGTGCTCGACGAATGTGAAGTTGAATTGAGGGGCCAGATGCTCGACCGTGTCGGCGATCGTGATCGAGTATTTTTCCTTCTCGATGTAGGTCTCGTCCGGTTGGAAGGCTTGCTGGAGCGCTTCGGCGTGTTTGAGCATCCGATAAGGCGCCAGCCAAAGGTGCTCGGAGTAGATGACGTAAATGTAGCCAAGGTGGTCGATGTCCACGATCAAATATCCGGTCGGGTCGTTCTTTTTGTTGTCCGTGCCGGCGGGGTCAATTATCAGGATCCGGTAGTAGTATTCGGGGAGATAAACCCATTTTCTGATCCATTTCTCGGTCGCAATCCGGTCGGCATCGTCCAAGACCCGGAGCTCATATTGCGTAGCGAAGAGACTCTCCCCCTGGTCCGATCGTATTTCTTCGAAGTCTTCCCAGGTGAACATCTCCGGGAAGGTCAGGATCTCCGATCCGTCATCCAGGCGGAGCTTATAGGGCATGATAAATTTATCGTAGTTCTTGACGTTCTTGATGATGTGGGCGATCAGGTCGGAATGATGGAAGGGCGTCCCAACGTCGATCTCCATCCCGATTTTCCGCTTTTTATACTTGGTCAAAATCGACTTTTGCAGGCGCCATTTGCGGAGAACATTTTCCCTCTCTACCTCAGAAAATGCGTTATCGTCATTGACCAAATCGTCGTTGATGTAGATTTTGAAATGCCGGCTGACCTGTCTTGTCTCGAGAGACGAGACCTGGAAGCGAGCGCCCTTGTAATGGACCTTCCATTTCGTCCACTTGTCGTACCCCTGGGAAGTCTGGGGAATCTTGAAGAGCCAATGCAGGACTTGGCAACGGAGAAGAGTCTGGCGAAAATCGTCCATGAAGCCTTCGGCGTTCTCGCGGGTTGCCGTGTTATAGACGATGCTGATCGATTCCCCCTTAACTAGGGCCCAGCAAAAAGTATAGAGGCAATAGGCCAAGAGGATCGTCGTCTTGTAGGATCCGCGGAAGATCGATATGAATTTCCTCTGGCTCGGGTTGACGGTGGGATCCAAGTAGCGACACAGGTGGTAATGAAGGCGGCCAAGGTCGTGGAATTTCTCTTCCCAGGCGCTTTTCAGAAGATGGGTGAAAAACCAGAGACCCGCCGCCCAGGACAGCCATTTCTCGCGCTGGAGACCCGGCGGAAGGGAGTCAGACCTGATCAGCCTGGTCTTCATCTGGCTCTGGCTCCACGTCTATCACATCGTCAAGGTCGGTCTCTATAAAAGCGTCTTCCGGGAGCAGGCCGACAATGTCTTCCCCGGTGATGGTCTCAGCATCCTTGAGGGTCCCCATGGACAAGTGGACGACCAACTCCCTTTTCTCGATCTCAAGTTTCGGATTCGGAAAGGCCCCCATGAGTTCATAGGCCGTTTTAAGGGCGGCGTTCCTCTGGGCGTTGTCCGGCATTTCGGGGTGAGCCGGGCTCATGCATTCAAGGAGCTCTTTATTTTTCCCAACGAGATAAGGGACAGGCATCGACCGGGCCATTTCCTTGACGATCAAGAAATTGACCGATTTGGCGATCGCCGCCCCCCGGGCCTTGATCTGGGGTTCGGCATAGCCGGCGGCCCGAAGACTATCGTTCCTTCGGACCGGGTCGAATCCGGTCTTCGCCCATAAGCGGTAAAAGTACCGCTGCATGGGCGAGATCGTATGGAGGCCGGGCATTAGACCGTGTCAACGACGGGGGAGCGCGGCTTGTTGGCCGGGCTGATCTTCCTGAAGGATTGGCCTTTCTTCTGGTCCAGGTCCCTGGCGAGCTCGCGTTGGATCTGCTCGGGCGTCATCCGGTCCGCTTCCCCGCCGATGTTCGGATCCGGCTTGAAGTTGACCGGCGTTTCCTCGTAGGGGGTCGATTCGACCTCGATCACGGGGACGGAGATCGGAAGCTTGGCCCTTTCGGAAGCCTTGCCGGCGGACCCGATCTGCTTCTCGAGATCTTCGATCCGCTTGAGGGCCGCGGTCAATTGCTGCTCGAGGGACATCGGCGTCCTGGGCTTCTCGTGGGCCTCGAAATAGAGGGCGATGTCTTCCTTGGTGATAATGAAACCCCGATCCCGGTGGATGATTTTGTAATCTTCCTTGAGGTCGAGAGAGGCTGACATTTGGATCAGAAGATCCTCCAGGCTGAACCGGCTCCCTGAGCCGATATCTGCCCAGAGTCTTTCGATGTTGACAGGCTTGAATTCGATAAGCATTACTTCTCCTTTTTTTCTTTTTTTGGATTGGCGTGAACGTACATGGCTTTTTGTTGCTGCCTGGCGTCCGCTTTGGTCGGATGGCAGCCGTGCGTCTTCCCGCTATCGGTCGAGATAACACAGAATTTGCTTCCGCGTTTAACGATGTTATATGGCGTGGGATGCCTCCTTATGCGAGCGGCGCGGCCCTTTCGAGCCGCCTTGAAGGTGGCCGCCTTGCGACCCCGCCCAACTAAGGGCGCCCTACCGCTCACAAGTAATCTTCAGTTTTTCCGGGGCCTTTGTCAAGCCCCAGTTTTTCCCTGGCCTCTTCGGCCTTCTTCTTGAAGGCGGCCTCGTCAAACCCCGCGGGGCGGACCCTGATGTTGGCGGGTATTTCTTCCGGCCGCACCGGGACCCGGCGGTCCGGCGAGCTTCCGATGAGGATTGTCCTGATGTCGGACAGGATCTCGAAAATGATGAGTTGGTTTTGGATAATACATTCAGGCTTTGGCGAGAAATTCAACGAGGCTCGGAGCGTTTCGATTGATCTCATTGTGGACCACCTTCATTCCATGGCTCGGGATAAATCTAGTGACGAAGTCCTCGATGATCAGGGCTTGCCAGGGTCTAATTGACTTTGAGGTCCCGATTGTTCGGGAGTATGTCGCGTAGAGCCTCAGAAGGTCCCGGATGTCCACGAGTCCATCCTTGCTCTCCCCTGGGGCGGATAGCGTCGTTTTTAACATGGATTTTCCTTAAAAAACTCAAGATTATCACGGCAAAAAAGATCTCAATGGCTGTCATCATTTGGCACCCTCCAACCGTTTTGGCTTTAAAGCCTCAAGCATCTTTCTGTTTTCTTCCAATTCCTTCATCATTTCCCTCTCGCCGACCATCCTGGCGGCTGCGATCTTATAGGCTTCGATGAACCTGGCCCTGTCCCTGGCCTCGTATGTCGTTTCCGTCTCCCCAAAGGCTTTCCAGCCTCCAAAGGCGATCCTAACGGCCTCTGCCGCGACGAGGTCTTTCGGCTTTCCCCCGCCCTGAACCGTATCAAGGTCCTTACACGCCCTGGGCCAAGCCTCAAGGGCCTCAACCTCAACGTCTTCCTCGAGAAGATCGAAGGCGGCCTGCCGGATCTCGGCGATCGTCGGCATGGACTGATAACGCCTAGAGAGGATGATCTTGTCCACGGCTCTTTTAAGTTGTCCTTCCGTAAGGTCTTGTAAATAATGAAAATAAACTTCTACTTTCCCTTTGGACAACCCTCCTTTTTCGAAAGCCGTCCCGAGAACGGCGATAAACCTGGCAAATTTCTCCTCTTTGTCAGACGACATCTTCTCCCTCCCTTTCTTTCAACCATTGCCTTACACCGTCCGTAGCGTCCGGTTTTTGGGCTTTTAACCAAAGTTGGTCCCATTTTTCCCTAAGTTTCGACATGGACAGGATGTTGACCTTCCAAAATTGATCTGACTGCGAGAATCTTATGATTAGCTCTATGTCCCGCTCTGTCTTCCCGTCGGACTCACGGAGTAGCCTGCATTCGTCGATCCACCTCTTCTGCCGATCAGGGGTGAGTTTTTTTATGATTGTGGATTCCGGGTTGTTCTTCTGCATCAGGTCGATTAATAGCTGGGTTAGTCTTATGTCTACGTCTTTGAAAGAAGATTTAATACTAAGAGAAGAATCCCCTCTTAAATCTTCATTATCATGTTTTGCCATCGACGTTTTCATTTCTGATGCTAAGGGTTTGCCAGAAGGATTTGCTATGTCGTTGCTAAGATCTTGCCTTGATGCTTTCTCTATTCCTTTTGCAGAATTACAGGGCTGGCACAATGGTTGTATGTTGTTTATAAGATCACTACCACCAAGGAATATAGGTTTGATGTGGTCTTTTGTTAATGTAATATTTGGCTCTGTTTTGCCACAAATTACGCACGAGTAGTTTTTCAGTTTTTTGAGATTTTGCCATTGTTCTTCGGTGTGCTTCCCCTTTCGCCTGGATGTTTGCAGTCTTTCTTGCCGGACCGCAGAATGCGATTTCATGGCAAAAATACCAAGTTCTTCGTTTGTCTTTTTAAGTCTTTCCCGGCCCTCAACCTCTTTCTTGTCCAAGTCCCACCGTTTTATCGCTCCGAGCCTTCCGGCTTCGGCCCTCTTTTCGCTCAGATCGGTTTCTCCGAGCATCCGGCGATTGTAGATCGTACCATCTGGAAGGCGGGAAAAGACCCGATGTTTCTCTAGCTCTACCAATAGGGCGACGACTTCAATCGAATCTGCCCCAATCAGCCTGGCAAGCTCATCGCTTGGGATCTGGCAATTATTGATCGTCAAGGTCCCCCTGTGGCTTGATCGAGACATTATCCCAAGCATATTGATCCAAAGGCCCTGGGCGGCCAGGCTACATGCGTGAACGTCGAAAGAAGAAAACCAATCATTCCAGAACCATAGATCTGCCGGCCGCTGTTCTTCTTTAAGGCTATACTTGCCCATGCCGTATTGCCTTCCTGCCTTTATCTACATGCTTCCGTGTAGGGCAATCTCGATATGTCTTTAGGCCTGCCGGCACGGGACAGGCGATCAGCATCGAGGAAAAGACATTACAATAGCCGCTCTTCTCCTTGAACAAGCAATAGTACCTGGCTCTTTTTTTCTTTCCTTCTTTTGGCACGAAGGAGCTTCCTCTTTTTTTCTTTTCTTTTTTCTGCATTGCAAATCCTCCTTTTCTTGATCATTTCCCTGCGGAGCGCCTTAATTGCCGCCCTGGATTTTTTGACATCTATGCCGAAATATTTACAGATGAAGATAAACCCGAACGGGTGTTCGACGGATTCTTTTGAATCATCGAAGATATATTCGCCGGCCGAAATGAACCCGCTGGATCCGCCCTTCTGCATGGACTTCGAATATATCTCGACCTCCTGAGCTGCGACATTAGCCATGAGCTTCTCGTATCCGCCCATGTCGGCCGTCCCGGAGCCCGTGAAGGGGGTGATCATAGTTGGTCCATCCCTCTCTTCATGGCCCGGAAGATCGCTACCAGGCTGGGTACGTCTTCCGTTTCGCCACAATGCTCCAGGTTGATGCAACGGCGGACCGGCTTCCCTTCCCAAGATCCTTCCGATCGGTAGGAAAAGGCATGTTTCGAGATCTCGTACCAGGCGGCAGCATCCGGCCGCGGGTTTTGCCCATCGTCCGACAGGCTGAGCCGGATCGGGTGATTGCCCCAGGCTTCCAGGAAGGCGTCAACGTAGCCCGGCCGGAGCGTATCCTTGGTCCCGTGGACCTCTCGGAGCCAGCAGAGGACGTTGTATTCGCCAAAGATCTTCTCGGCCCAAAATCTGACCCAATGCTGGGTGTCCATCGTCCAGGAGTACTTGTCGGTTGCCGCGTCGTAGTCCGGCATCTTGGCGCTCGAACCATTGCGGAGCCTGCTGAAGTCCAGGTTTCTCTCTTGGATGACCGGGAAATAGACGTTCCTGGCGAATCCAACGAAGGCGTCCCAATCCGTTTCGTTGAAGCCCCAGATCACGTTCAGGCCGGCGAATTCATCGACGCAGCGGAGCATGAAGCGTTTGGCCTGCGACCAGATCTTCGAATCGTAGAAATCATACCCTCCCTGGATATTGTGACACCAGGGAGAAAGGTAGCGCTCGGAGCCGCCCTGGATCTGGCATTGATCGATCCAATCAAAGAGGAAGGCCGCCCCGAGAGAATTGGTGATCTCGATCGCTCGGCGGCAGATCGGGAAGTAGTAGTCGTTGAAGGCGTCAAGATCCCAGACCAATTCATCCGGCATGAGCTTAAAAGCCTGGAATTGCCTGTCCCGGGGGATCCCCGGCCATAGCCCATAGACGCTCCAGCCGAAGGCCCGGACCGAATCCGCGCCGGCGCCGACGATTGGGGCCAGGTGGGCCCGGAAGGCTTTTTCGTCGAGATACCAGCTTCCGTCGTCTTTCTGTCTGACAAATTTCAGGTCCCCGAAGAGATCGAGCATCCCATAGGTCAGGGATCCGCGATATTGAATGTCCGGGAAGCAGGTCGAGCAGACAGTCTCCACTTTCTCTTTGCAAAACATCTTCTCGACGCCGAGCCTGCAATTCAGGTCCCAGAGATTCCCCGAGACAGAGCACGTGAGCCGGTTCTCCTCGGGGCATTTACAGGCGATACAGGTCGCGGTCGGCAACTTGTCTTGCCGGAAGGTTCGCTCGGCCGTGACGCAATACTTCCCGGGCAGCCAGCCGGTCTTCTCGCAGACGTCGATCGTGACGCCTGGACAGGACCAGCACTTGACGGTCGGGACCGGCTCGAAGTAGAAGATGCGGTCTTCCGTAAAGCAATAATCGGCCGGCAAAAGGCCGGTCTTCTTGCAGACAGTATCCGTCGTCTCGTACCTCTGGCAATCGCAGGCTTTGAAGAGCCAGGACCCGCGCTTCTGGCCGCGGCAGATGGACTTTCGGACGTTCATAGGTCACTCTCCTTTGATCAGATCTTCGGCCGCGGCAACGACGGCAGCGATCGCGATCAGGGTCGTTTTGTTCATCACCACCCCAGCTTCTTCGAGATCTCGGGCGTCATTCCGCCCTTCTCCCGAAGGGACGTTTTGAAATAGTCCCCGACTTCGCCAACGAAGAACCGGGATCCGGGGATCGCGAATCGCCAGAGGCGGCACATGTCCTCCTGGCTCATTTTGTCGATCAGGTCCTTCGTCTCCTGGTCGATCATTTCCCGACCAGCCTCTCGAGATTCGTCTTTTTGCGGATCTTCACGCCAGCCTCGTTGAGAAGATCGATGAATTTCAAGACCTTCTCGCCTTTCGGTTCCGTCAGGCCACAGCCCTTCGAATCCGCCCCGATCGTCACGAATTCCGGCAGGATCCCGACGATCCATCCGGCTAATATCTCTGGGTCAAAGTCCATGATCGGCTCGATCGTCACGAAACGGCGAATTCCATGCCGGCGCAGGCCCATCAGAGCCTCTTTTCGCTCCGCCGTTGAAGGCGCGTCCGAGCAAGAGACGGGGGCGTTTGTCTCTATTGTCGTCCCGACGATATAGTCCCGGGGGAATTTCATCCAAACCAAAAGTTTCAGAAGGCGTCCTGGATTTTTCGTCTGGAAAACATAGGAGTTTTCGGGGAATTGATTACAATGGTCTAGGATCCTGCCGATCATGCGGTCAGAGACACCATGGGAGAACATGTCGTTCATATGCTCGATAAAGATTGTCTTCCCGCTGCCGTACTTTACGTGCAATTCGGCTTCGATCAGCCGGATCGGACCGGTATATTTCTGAGGCCGGCCCTGGCGGGATCTCCCGACGTAGCAATAAGAGCATTTGTAGGGGCATTCCCCGCCCAGGTGAGAATGAACGTGCGTCACCCAATCGTACATGTTTCCGTGAGACATTTTAAGGGGCATTTCGTTCTCCTTGCCCCATTATTGCACGAGCCGGGGGTTTTGCCAAATCAGGGCTTTTCTACGGGATGGCCGATGCCGTTTGCGTCGATAGAGAACTTCTTGCCTGTCTTGTAGTCTTCAACGATGATCTCCGGGTCGCAGGAGCACTCGCCAAGGCCCCGTAAAAGAGGGCACGAATTGTCATGAAAAACGCTTGTGATATAAAGCCCAGGGTGAAGGGCCCCGTTCAGCGCCCTGAAAAGGCTGAGCCTGCGCATGTATTCCTTGCCGGGCGCGTCTTCTCTTTTGCTCATGTGTCCCCTCCTATGTTCGTGCTTTTTTAAGTGGCGGAGCCTTCACGGCCCTGTGCTCGCCCTCTTTATCATACCTAACGATCTGTCCAGCTAATTCGTCAGGCCAATACCAAACCCTCCCCCGCTTGACGAAGGGGACCATTTGACCGTTAAGCCAAACGTAAGGAATAATTTTAAACCCGCCGCGCCTAGCTGGGATGCGCCTAGCCTTCATCAGGTATCTCATTCTAAGGAGTCTCATGCCCCACTATTGCCCAACCCCTCCCCTTTTCCAAATCCGGTCGGGGCCGCCGTAAAAAGCCAAATCCTAGTGCAATGATAAGCCCTGCCCCTGCCCTGCCAACCATTGCAATTAGGGGATCAACCTGATAATTTCGTATGCGACTTGGGCGACGATGGCATTTCCAAGTGCTTTAAGTCTGTCCACCCGTCGGGATACCCCATCATCCACTCGACAAAGGCGGGCTGCAACTTCAGGCCAGGGCGTGTCCCAACTGTCGTCTGTAAGTCCTTCCCGCCCTGACCGCGTTCGCTGGCTCCGGTACAATTCTGTTTTTTCGGCGTCGGGAGCATGGCGATCTGCGTTGGTAGATGTGTTGACTTTTCCCTTGCCCGATCGCTTGTGCTGGGGGTGGCGAATTCCGCGTCTCCCGCCTTCGGGGTCATCAGTATCCTTCCGCCTTCCCAATATCCAGACCCTATCCCTTCTGTGCGGGGCGTTGACGGCGCAAGCTGGAATAATAACCGGCTTGACTTCATAGTCTTCGCCTTCCAAGTCAGCACACACTTCGTCGAGTTCCATATTGACGATTCCAGCAACATTCTCACCAATGACCCAAGTGGGCTTTGCTTCGTGAATAACTCTGAGCATTTCCGGCCAGAGGTGACGGTCATCTGCCTTGCCCTTTCGCTTCCCGGCGACAGAGAACGGCTGGCAGGGGAATCCCCCGGTAAGCAGAGTTGCTCCTCGAAATCGGGCGCCGTCGAGGGCGCGGATGTCGGGGATGAGGATTGGATAATCCCCCGCAAAAGCAATTCGTTCTTCCGCTTCCCGCCACGGCTGATATGTCCGCCCATCGCTTCTGCCACACTCGGCGTCGGCAACAGCCCCGAGCCTTGCCTTGAGGACTTCCTGGCAGAAGGGGTCGATCTCGCAGAAACAGACGGTGCGGAATCCGGCCCATCCTGCGGCAATAGCGAAGCCGCCGATGCCAGAGAAAAGGTCGATGTGCGTTTTCTCATGCAAGTTCTCCATGCCCCACTATTGCATGGCAATGCCTCTTTCCCAAATGCTCCACAAGCCCCAACCATTGCAATAGGATTCAGAGCCGAATTCCCCAGAAATGTTGGGGAAAGTTCGGACTATGGTGTATGCGCTGATCGCCCGAATTCCCGCATGCCCTTGCCCATTGCAGGGCCGTAATGCAATGGAGGGCAGGGGGGCGGGGCTCGCACAATGGCTCCGGGCTCTGCAATGGCAAGGCCAAGTGCAATGGCTCCCAAGGCCCAAGGCATTGCAAGAGCATAGAGCAATGGTGCCAAGCACTAGGCCCATGGCAATGGTGCCCGAGGCCCAGCCCCAGTCCCGGCCATGGTGCCCAAGGCCCAGAGCGTGGTAGGCTGAGCCATTGCAAGAGCGGAGCGGGGACTGGGGCCTAGCTCCCAGGGGCGGCGCTTCGCTTGGGCGCAGGCGCAGGAGGCTGGGGCAATGGCGCAGGCGAGGCTTGGGCAATGGCTGGGGGCAGATAACAAGGCCCTGCATAGCATAGCTCTTAAAGAGCCTAGCTCTTCGCGCGCGCGAGGGCACCTGGGGCGAGGGCTACGGCTGGACGGCCGGTGCAATGGTTGACCGATTTGGGTTTTGGCTGAGCTGGTGCAATAGTGAGTCGAAAGGAAACAAATGCAATGACAAACGGAAGGCGGCAAGTTCTCGATCGCAGAAAAGACGAGGACAAGAATTCTATCCCCTGTTCGTGGTGCCGGAGATGTGCCAACTATGGTTTCGGCTGCATCGACTACATCTACATCACGAAGGAAGATGAGAGAATCGAGTTAGCGTTCTACGGCCAACTCTCAAGGCCGGATTGCTTTGAGAGGGATTAACTCAATGGAGAACACGATGAGCTTGCCGTTTTCAAAACGGCCGATTAAGATGAAGGCCTTCGAGCGGCCGGATTATCCTGACGGGGCGGTCCTGTCAAGCTCGCTGGCCGTCTTCGAAGCGTTCAGGAGCTACGCGAAGGCGGGGAATGAGCTCTTCGTCGTCGTGTACCTGGACGCGAAAAACCGGGCGATTGAAGTTATCGAGGCGAGCGAGGGGACGATTGACCAAGCGGCCGTCTATCCTCGGGAAATCATCCGGGGGGCGCTTATCCTGGGGGCCGTGTCCATCGTGTGCTTTCATAATCATCCGAGCGGGGACCCGGAGCCTAGCCTATGCGACAAGGAAATCACCAAGGAAATCGCGTTCGCTTGTAAGATCATGCAGATCAGGTTCCTCGATCATATCGTCCTGGGGAAGGACTGTTTCTATTCTTTCGCAGACAAGGGATTAATGCAGGACTACGAACTGCAATTCCAATCTTTAGCTAGGAGGTGATTTTATGATTATCCTGGGTAAGATCAAGCGGGGCGTCAAGTGGCTGGTTGTTTCTGAGTACGACGGAGCGGGCCATAAGCGGGGCGAGATCGTCAGTCAACATGCCTCTTATGCTGCGGCCAACAAGCGGGCGCGGCAGTCCACGTTTTGGGCCGTGATATCCGTCGAAGATGCAAGGAGCTAAAGAATGTCCAAATTTCTGTCAGGAGGTAAAAACATATGAGCGAAACAAAGCATACGCCGGGGCCGTGGTCCGTGGAACAGGGAGCAACGGGCTCCCTTGTTTTTGGCCCTCCTCATCATAGAGTTGGGAAGGTTTTTTCTGGTGGGGGTCTGCCGGCCATAGCAAACGCCCGCCTGATCGCCGCCGCGCCTGAAACACGAAAAGCCTTGATCGACCTTTGCAAAGAGGTCGGGAGGTTATTGGAACGGAATGACTATATTGACGACCCCGACATTGTAAGGGCTTACGAGTCGGCCCTTGCCTCCCTTCGTAAGGTTGAAGGTGAATAACGTGCCAACGTCAAAGGGATGGACTGACAAACGCGGCTATCATTGGATTTACGTGAGCCAGGTCGGGGTGACGGCGCTGGGCGAAATGGTGAGGCAAGCATGGGAGAAAAATTCGCTGAGGGCCATGATGCGGCAGGCTCGGCTCGATGATTTGGAAAAGCGCCGGGCTCATGCAATGGTGGAGTGAGGCAAACATGAGCGAAAAATTCAAAGTCGAAATCAACCTGGATGGAGCGGCGTTTCATCCCAGGAATTATGTTGAGGTCGCGAGAATTCTCCGGGACCTTGCCATGCGCGTTGAGGGCTACATGGCGGACGCCTTCATCCTTCAGGACATCAACGGAAACTCCGTCGGTGTCGCCAGCTTCAAGGGCGGTGGGCGCTGATGAGCGAAACAAAGCATACGCCGGGACCGTGGAAGCCTTCCACGGATTACAGGCTCAGGTCAATCGACATCGTTGCGTGGAACGCGCAAGGGGAATCGATAGCCAAGATAAAGACGGGGATGCCATTGGGAGACGGCGAAGCCATAGCAAACGCTCGCCTAATCGCCGCCGCGCCTGAAACACGAAAAGCCTTGATCGACCTTTGCAAAGAGGTCGGGAGGTTATTGGAACGGAATGACTATATTGACGACCCCGACATTGTAAGGGCTTACGAGTCGGCCCTTGCCTCCCTTCGTAAGGTTGAAGGTGAATAACGTGCCAACGTCAAAGGGATGG